CTATTTGCCTTGGATTAGGTGGCGATGCGTTCGTTCGGTTTCCATCTCGCGTAACAGTGCGCGCAGTCGCGTGTTCTCGCGCCAAAGCCGCTGCTGCTCTTCCAGCCTCCGTTCCCGGGATTCTTTCAGCCGCAGAACTTCCTGCTCCGCAGTGTACCGGCCGCTTTGGGCCTGCTCGACCAGACTTTCCGGTACATTGCAGGTGCAGTTGATTGATCCCCCAACCGCTGCACCCATGCACATTGGGATGAGTATTTCGTCCCCGTCATCGTCACGTATCCAGTAGCACCGGTCAGGGCTCATCATACTCACCTCTTGGGGCAATTCGTGCCGATCCTTACCCCTGTCCAAGCCGGTGCGCCCTGCGCTTCAGGGTGGCGCCGCGCACGCGTTCGTCGGTCAGTTTGGCATAGCGGCGGTAGTTGGTGCCGGTCTTGTGGGCTGAGAGGGCACGGCCCTGGCCTTCTGTCAGTTCTGCCTCTTCCAGTTCCGTCATGCCGCCGTGGCGGCAGGCGTCCAGCGTGAAGGGGCCGATGCCCGCCTTCTCCGCAACGCGCTTGATGATCGCGGCAAAGCGGTTCGGCTTGTAGAGCTGGCCCTGCGGCCCGAGGATCATCGACAGGCCGCGCCGTGGCAGCGCGGAGAGCACCGCCTCTGCCTCTGGATAGAGCAGCTCCGTTTCGCCGGTTTCCGGGTCCGTGTGCTCCAGGTGGTGCAGCACCTCGGCGCCGGTCTTGTGGTGGAAGATCCGGATGCGGTCGGGGTGCGCCCGGCCGCGATAGTCCGCCCATGTGATGTGCCCGCCCACCGCGTTCTCCGGCCGCTGCAGCCACTCGAAGCAGATCACGGCTGCGGCGGCGGCCTCGGGCCGCCCCTGCTCGATGGCGGCATGGGCGAAAGCGTAGACAGTTTCCCGGTTGACGGCCGCCTTCACCTTGCGCTGCCGCTTCTGGCGCGCCACGGTCGGCCACGGGTTCAGGAACGCACCCTCATGGTATGCAAAGGCGTCGGGATAGAGCGGCTGCATCCGGCGCCAGCAGACATTGCAGTATTCCTGCAGCTTCTCGGCCATGCGCAAGGCGCCCGCCTCGGCAAAATGATCATAGAGCTTCTGGGCTGCGCGCGGGCTGATCGTGCGCACGGGCAGGGCGCCGAGCGGCTTGCCGGTCTTCGTCGGGTGGTCCGTCAGGCGCTTGAACAGGTTGCGGTAGTCCGCGCGGCTGCGCTCGCTCACATTGGCGAGGAACACCTTTTCTTTCTGGTACTGCGCCAGCAGCCAGCCAACCGTGCCATAGGCTGTGATGCTGGAGGCTTCGCCCGGCTCGGTGCGTCCGGCGCGCCATGCGTCCAGCAGGCCATTCTGATGCGCTGCGGCGCGGTCCAGCTCGGCCTGGGACAATCCGGCGCCGAGTGCCACGGTGGTGAAAGGGAAGGGCTCCCCGGCCTTCGCCGCCGCGTTCTTGTCGCGGCTGGGCGGCGTCCAGTACCACGCGATGCGGCCATCGGCGCGGGTCTTGGCGAGGCAATAGCGCGGCTTGACCAGAACAGCCATCACAGTACCTCGGCTGCGTCTTCCGGGATCACGGACGCGGACGGCTGGTGTAGAGCTTTGTCCAGATCGATCTTGAGCCATAATGTCCGCTTGTGCTGCCTGACAACCGGCTCGGGATATTCAGAGCCGACGCGCGCCAAGAATGCCTCGGCGCTGCGCTCTCCGCAATATCCGGCCGCCATGTCGGCGGGCATTCGCGCCGGCCACGCACCAACAGGGATAACGGCAGGGCGTGTCATTGAGCCTCTCCTTCACCGCGTTTCACGTAAACAACAGCCCGATGGGCCGGGCAATAAGGTCCGCCGTCTGTGGGGGCGGCACAGAATGGCGTGTCCGGGCCGCAGGTCTGGTGGACTGGCTGCAGCGCGAATTTGCATTGGCCGGATTCCAGATCCCGGAACGGCACCGGGGTGATGCCGGGCAGGGCGTGCTTGTCGAGGTCATAGCGGTGCGCCTCGAGCGCCAGCTTCGGGTCCTCCGGGAAGTGCGGGCGCACAAGCTTGGCTTCGGATGCTGCCGGGCGGGCGATGGTGGATGCGCCCGCAACGCTGACCTTGAGTTCCGGCGCCTGGCTCTGGCTGCGCGGCCCGAACAGGTCGCGGTTGCGGTGCGCATAGCCGCAGATGGCTGATCTGCTGCGTCCCATGATCTCACCGATCTCGGCAATGGACCTGCCCTCGGCCCAGAGCTGCGCCATTCTCTGCAGTTCGGCGCGTGTCGCCTTGCCGCCCATCACGCGGGCTCCCTTGTGGCGAGGGGAGAAAGCCCTCGAATTTGGGCTGCATTGCGGGTGGCGTTGAGGATAGTCTGCAGGGTGTCTGCCAATTCTTTGGCATCATCAAATGATGCCTGCGCGGCGACTGTGGCGAGAGCCATCTCGAAGGCCGCTAAGACGTTACGGGCGGCGCGTTCATGGTTTCTGGCGTCACTGTCCATGGCTGTGCTCCCGGATGACCTTGACTTTGGCCACATAGGTGCCGCGCTGTGCGGCGGCTCTTTCGGCCTGCTGCCGGGCCTCGGCGGCGGATGCGGCCGAAATGCCCATAGTGCTGCGGTCGGTGAAATGGACGCGGAAGGGCGTCATCTGCGGTGTGCTGCGGTCAAGCATGGGCGGGGTCCTCTCCGGCTGCGGGGTGGTCCGGGTCTTGCGGGTAGGGGCATCCGGGCAGGGAGCACCACTGCCCGTCATCGTCACCGCAGGGGCAGGGCGGAGCGCCTGCCTCCCCGGATTCAGGGGAAATTGCGCGGTGGGCACCGACAGTTTGGCCGTCAGGCGCGACAACATTGGCCCTCCGCCACTCGTTGCGCAGGTCGCGCAGGAGTGATTTGGTCATGACGCGCAGGGCGTCCATGTGGCTGTGCAGTTTCGACCAGTCCGGGTGCGCGGCTTCGGTGGCGGCGCGGCGGCGGTCATAGATGGCGCGGTAGGGACCAGCGGCCACGGACTGCGCGCGGAACAGCGGTTCGGAAATCACCGCATAGACCTCGGCCCGGCGGCGCGGCGAATAACCGGCGGCCGTCCAGTCATCCGCCGAGAGCCCGCCGGTGCGGCGCCAGGTGCTCAGCGCCTGGCCGTGCATGGGCGCAAGGCCAAGCCGCTTCCACAGGTGGCCTTTCTTCGGATAGCTGGCGAGATCCCCCGCCTCTCCGGCGAGCACGGCAAGGCCAAGGTCGCCGAGCCCGTGCACCGACTTGGCGAAGGCATAGGCCGGCAGCTTGCGGGCGGCGCGGCGCATGTCCTTTTCCACCTCGGCGCGGGCCTCGGCCAGCGGCTGCAGCACGGCGGCGCAGACGGCAAGGTCTGCGGCCAGTGCGGCAAAGGCGGCTTCGTCCTCGGGCTTCTGGGCCTTGCCGGAGAGCGCGCTGGCGACAATGCGGGCGGCGCGGGCATTGATCTTCTCGCGGGCCTCGTCGTCGGCGCGCCAGCCAAGCGCGCGGCGGGTCAGCGCGCGGATGGCGTTGACCTGCTTGTTGGTCAAGGAAATGTAGAATTTCCGGCGCAGCTGCAGCTCGGCGAGCTGGTCAAGCAGGCCCTGAAGGGTGGGCGAAGCGGGCGGTGTATCACTGGCCTGCTTGGCACGCTCACACTGGCCCGCTTCGCCCTCCGGGGAACGGGCGGCGTACGAAGCGTGGCCTTTCGGCGCGGGTTCTTTGGCCCCTCCGTTCCCCGGAAGCTCGTGTGTGTCAGTCAAGGTCATTGGCCCGCTCCGCTGTGGCGATGATGGCTTGCAGCTGCGCCTCGCTGACGATCTCGTCCAGCGTGGCGGCCGGATCGGATGGCGTGGCGTGGCTGTGGATGGCGTGCAGCACGCGGGCAAGGTGGCGGTACTGCCGCGCCAGGCGCGGGCATTCGGCCCAATGCACCTCGCGCAGGGTGCGACCGTCCGGCAGCCGCGTGCCGTCAAACAGCGACCGGGCGACCGGAGCTTGCGCTGCGGCGATGGCGGCCATGCCCCGGCGGGCATGGCCAGAGGCCACCTCCCGCCGGGGCTGCGGAGCGGGAGGCGATGGATCGATGGCCTCTTCGGCGCGGGCGGTTTGGCCTCCGCTCCGGGTGGACGGGGTCGGGGCGGCGGGCACCTCGATCTTGGCCTTATCGGCGCACTTTAGCTGGCCCGCGCCCCGAAGGGGTGCAGCGTCGGGCGACAAGCCTGTGGCCTTGCCGGCGTTCTTTCGCTGGCCCTTCGCTGCATTCGCGTAGGCGGCGCGGAGCATGGCCTCGGCCTGCTCAAACGTGCCGCCGTTGTTCTGAAATTCGGCAATGGCGATCTGCAGGCGCACATCGCGGGCGGTGATGCCACGCTGCGCCAGCTGCTCGGTGATCTGGTTGGTGCGGTCAAGCATGCACTGTCTCCTCAGGCGCGGAAGGCGAGAAGGGTGAGGGTGGCCGTGCAGGCGATGGCACAGGCGAGGCTGAAGGCCAGCGTGCGGTGCATGCCTCCGGCGAGGGCGGCAAGGGCTGCGTTGAGCGAGACAATCAGCCCCACGGCAAGGAGCGACACGTCGAAGACACTGACTGTGGATTGCATTGGAATGCTCCTCCCGGCCCCCGGCGCGGTGTGGCCGGGGGCGGGTGCTGGGGTCAGTTCTGATTGGACTTGCCGGACGGTTCCGGCTGCGGCACGGGGGTTCCGGAGTGGGTCATTTCCGGGGTGCCCTCGTAGACGGCGATGCCCGGCAGCTGGTCGCGGATGACGTCGAGGTCGGCGCGGATGCGCTCAGTCACGTGCAGGTCCGGGCGCCAGATCTGGAAGAACCACTTGATCCGTCCGCCGCCGGGGCGGTAGCGCAGGCGCACGGGCATGCGCACCGGCGTGCCCATGAAGAAGATTTCCGTCTGCAGGATGAACAGGCCCGGCACTTTCAGCGGCTTGCCGGTGGCGTCGTGGTGGGTCTCCTCAAATTGGATGGAGCCCTCGCCCGTCTGCAGGGTCTGCGCGTTCTTGACCGTCGCCGCCACATTGACCTGCAGACCGCGTGACAGTTCCATCACCTGCGCCGGGGTGGCCACGGTGGTGGCAAACAGGCTTTCGTAATGCCGGGCTTCCTCTTCCGTGGGCGAGGACAGTTCGGCAATGTGGTCTTCCAGCCATGCGGCGAATTCAGCCTGCTCCATGACCTCGCCATTCATTTCCACCCAGGCAGACCAGCTTTCGGAAAGCGGGAAAGCATAATGCACGCGGTGCTGGCCATTGCCCGGCAGCCCGGCTGTCATGGTCTGCTGGTCGGATTCCGCGTGATAATCGAGCACGGCGGTCAAGGTCGGTGCGGTCCAGTTGGTGCAGGCGAAGATCACCGTTTCGGCGGTCTTGTTGCGCTCCACCAGCGCGCAGAAGCTTTCAACCGTGCTGACCGTTGCCGTGCCGCGCGCCCGCGGCGGCCGGGTCCGGTAGTGCTCGAACAGCGGCTTGAGGTCCAGCGGCTTGGGGTGCTCCTCGTGGGTGAGGGCGATGGCGATGCTTTCCGGCAGTCCGGGCGCCGGTACCGGCAGGGTGACGGTTGCGATGGATACGCCGGTGCCCTGGCGGGCCAGTTCCGCGATGCGGTCGACAGCGTCGAGAGTCTCGTTCGTGCTCATGGTTTACCTTTCAGATGGTAGGAGGGGTGGTCAGGCGTTGGCCTGTGTGTCCATGCGGGCGGCGCGCGGCCCGGCGAACATGTCTTCCTGCTGCGGGTGCTGGGTGCTGATCGAGCCGTCATCGCGCAGGAAATAGAAGCTGTCGCCGCGCGGCGGCTTGGGCTTCTTCACCGCAATGTCCGGGCTGATCGTCACCGTGCCTTCCTCGACCAGGAAGTCGAGTTTCAGGGTGACGCTGCCCTTGGCCTTGGCCTTTTTGCGGCCTTCCGTCAGGCCCAGGAGATAAGACAGCAGGCCGGTAATCTCCTGGCTGAGTTCGGTGTTCAGCTCGCCATGCTCAAGCATGCCGATGATCGTTTGCGCATCGCGGATGCGTGTGAAATTGCCGCTCACGGCGCTCTCCTGAGTGTGTCTCCCATGTCAGGTGCCCCGGCCCGTGGGAGGGCGGGCCGGGGCGCTCCGGGCGGGGGAACGCGAGGGGAAGCCGCCCGGAGAAGAAGGCGAAGCGTCACGCCGCAGGGAACTCGGCGGCGGGGCCGAGCTTCAGGCCGGTGAAGGTTTCCAGCCATGCGTCGGAGGCGTCCGGCCAGGGCCAGACCTTGATGCGGCCCAGCAGCTTGGCGGGTGGCACTTTTGGCAGGGCGGTGTTCCTGCCGCCGCCGTTCATCATCTGGCGGGCCTCGGCCACCAGCATGCGGTTGTCCCAGAGTTTGATGCCCTCGCGCACCCGGCGCGGCAGGGGCCATTCGACACCGGCGGCGGCGTAGATGGCGGCATCCGCACGGGCCTTCAGGGCCTCGAGGGCTGCTGGCAGCGCACGGCTGGCAACCTCGAAATTAAGCCCGTGCTGCATCAGCTGGGTGGAAACCACTGCGGCCAGCGCGGCCTGCACAGGGCGGATCATGTCCTGCAGATAGGCCTCATGGGCATCGTGAAGGTGGAAGGCGCGGGCCAGCTCGATATCGCCGGTCTCGGCGATGATGGCGCGGACGCCCAGCACACAGTGCTGGGCAACTGAGAAGGCGCCCGCTGGCAGATGCCCGCCGAAGCGCGCCGTGCGCGCCAGCACCGGCGCCACGGTGTTGACGAAATCGATTTGCTCCGCCCGTGGCTGGAGCAGGTCAATCACCGTTCCGGTGGCTGTTGTGATGCAGTGAGCCGTCATGTTGCCCTCGCGTGATGGGTTATTGCCCATTTGATTGCAGATGATGGGGGTTCTGTCAATGGGCAATAACCCACTTTGGCGGCGCGGGTGGATGTGGTTTCTTTGGGCTTAAGGGTTGTGGCAGGGGAAAGGATATTGCCGTGAGTGTGTTGTGGGCCTTGGGTGTTCTGCTGGGTGGCGGTCTTCTGGTTGTGGTTTCACCGATAATGCTTCTGTTCCGGGCGCGCCGGGCGCAAGCCAAGTGGGTGGCCGTTGCAGGGTTGGTGCTTGCATTCTTTTGTGTAAGCAAATGGGACGGTGCCGTGCAGAGTGAGGCAATTGCTGCCGGGTTCAGCAGCGCAGATGACCGGCGTATTGCCCGTGAGGCGGGTTTTACAGATCCGGAGGCCTGGCGCCTGGAGAAGCGGGCGCAGGCTGAAGCCCGTGTGGCGCGCGAGGCGGAAGAGCGCGTGGCGCGCGCAGAGCGGGAAAAGGTAGAGGCGGAAAAAGCCGCCAAGCGTGCGGAGTATATGGCTCAGATTGCGGCGGCGAATGATGCGGCGTGTGGGCAGAACCTGAAGTGTGTGGCTGATAAGGCTTGGGCTGAAGCCTCAGTTTATTGCCAGGACTACGTCGAGCGCCGCGCTAAGTTTCAGTTTGAGTGGACAGACGGTTTTCTGGAGCGGAAGTTCTCGCGCTACCGCTGGCATAACGCGAAAGAGCAGCAGGTGACTTTTATTGGTGACAAGGTTAAGTTTCAAAACGGCTTTGGCGCTTGGCAGAACATGATTTACTCATGCGATTACGACACCAAGACCAAGACAGTGCTGGGCGGCCGCGTTGAAGCCGGGCGGCTCTAGTCCCGCCTAAATGGTGAACCGGCCCAGATAGCGGCCCACGATGTGGATTTCTTCCAGCGTCCGCTCGTAGGGCCGGTGCCGGTCATTGTCGGACGAGACCTGAATTCTGATCTCGTCCTCGCCGCGCTTGGAAATGACTTCCAGCCGTTTGACGATGACGCCGCCGAAATCATCCGCCAGGGCGTAAATGCCTGGAGGTGAGGGCACGCGGTGTGACGTGTCAATGAAGACAACATCCCCATCCAGCAGCGTCGGCAGCATGGAATCTCCCTGCACCTGGAAGGCGGCAATCTTGCTTGCGCTCACGTTGAAGCGCGAACTCAGCAGCCAGTCCGGCAGGCGCCAGTAATCGCGCACAGCTACGGCTGAAAACACGATGCCATTCTGTTCATTGACGTATTCGACCGGAAGGCCGCCGGAGCCCAGCCCGGCGCGCAGGTCGATCTCGGCAATGGTCTGCGGCGGGATGCCGGATGGCCCCAGCGTGGAAAAGCTGGCCGGCGTGCCGCCGTGCCCGCCTTCCGGAAGGCTTCCGGCGCTGTCCGGATCTATGTCCGCAAGCGTCAGGTCCAGTGCTGCAAGCAGCGGCATGAGCTTATCGAAGGTCGGTGCGCGGTCCCGCTCGAGGAAATCGCGGATATAGGTCTCGCTCAGTCCGGCGCTTTTGGACAGGCCTTTCATGTTGCCGCCCTTGCGCTCAACCGCCGCCCGGATGACGGTCTTCATGTTTTCCATCAGGTGATTGAGCTGCTGTCTGTCCATGGGTGGGATTATGCCCAACATAGCTATTTTGGTCCCGTGGTTAGTTGCCCATTGACACAATGGGTTTTTGCCCACTATGGTCTGGGTCATGAACCAGGCTGATTTGCTCGCGCTCATTGAAGGTGCCGCCGCAAAGGCGGGCATCTCCACGACCACCTTCGGCAGGCATGCGGTCAATGACGGCAAGCTTGTCGGCCGGTTGCGGGATGGAAAGACCGTGACCTTGCGGACGGTTGAGAACGTCCGGCGCTACATCGAGGAACTCGACCGTAAGCAGGCCGGGGCCTCTTCTTCATCTCCGGAAGCTGCGGGGGAGCGTGCCTGATGCGTGTTTTCCCGGCTCTTCACCGTCTCCGCCAGCGCCTCCCGCGCTGCACGTTTCTGAAAGGGGCTGCTCCATGACCGGAAAGCGTGAGGCGTTTTGCGCCAGCTTTGGCCCGGCGGCTATTGGCCATGATGGCGAGCAGCCCTTCATTCTAATCCTGCCGGAGGTGGTTTCGCCAGCCATTGGCGAGTCCTTCGAAAAGCTTGATGGCCTCTGTGATGGCGCTGGCTTCGTCTTCGGCCCCTGCTCCGGCGGAGGGCGCATTTTTAAGATCCCGCAGCGCATCGGCAATGAGCTGTTCGAATTCCTCCTCAAAGCCGGGCTGATCACTGCGTTGGGAGGCCAGGGCTGTGACGAGGCTGTCGAGCCCGGCGATGACATAGAGCGCCTGCAGTGTGGTGCGCGTGGCGGGGTTGGTGGGCATCTGGTTCTGGTCCTCAGGCTGGATCTGACGCGTGAGGGGGGTTCCCAGAATGGCTGATGTCAAGCTGCTTTTACAACAGGCCGGGGCCTCTTCTTCGTCTCCGGAAGCCACGGGGGAGACGGCCTGATGCGTGTTTTCCCGGCTCTTCACCGTCTCCGCCAGCGCGGTGCCAGCCGCAAGGCGCCCAAGGGCCTGCTGCAGCCTGGCCCTCGCGGGGGATTGCTGGTCTTTCCGGGTCTCGTGGGCCTTGGTCATGGCGCGTGTCCTCGCGGTTTCAATCAGGATCAGGGGGGAGGTTCGCGCTCCCCGTGATGTGATCTGACCCTCTCATTTTCAAACATTTCCCACCACGGGAAAGGCCAGTGCCTTTTCCCGTTGCGGGAAAGCCTTGCCCGCATGGAGGTGCGAAAAATGGCGAATTTGGATGACATGCCCGACCGGTCTGGTGGGCTTTCGGACGCGTGGTTTCATAGGATCAAGTCGGCAACGCGCGATCTCGTCAAGGCCTGTGGCACGCTGGAACGCTGCGAGAAGATCTGTGCGACATCAGACTCGCATATCTCGCGCTGGCAGAAATCCACCCACCCGGACATCATTAACGTTTCTGCCGCTTTGGCACTGGAGGCCGATTGCGGCATTCCGTACGTGACCAACGTCATGGCGGAACTCAACGGCCGGCGCCTTTCTGATCTTGATGCGGATGGCTATGTGCCGCTGGCAACGGTTCATGCAGAGCACGCGGAATCCATGCGTGCCGCCAGCGAGGCGCTGGCAACGATGGCGTCGGCACTAGCGGATGGCAAGATAACTCCTGCCGAAGCTGAAGCGGTAGACCGGGCCTACGCAGAACTCTCTACTGCGGTCTCAAGATTCCGGATGTCACTGGCAAAACTTAAGAGGCCGCTTAGTGCCGTCAGCGGAGGGCGCGGCCATGAGTAACCGGAAAATCTCCCGCGTGGACCTGCTGCCAGCGACCGAGGATGTGATCGAGGTCCTCTACCGTAACTTGCGCATGGATACCCTGGAAGTGGCGCAGACGCTCCGCCTGCCGGAGTCGATGATTTACAACGTCCTTGCCGCCCGCGATGCACGGGGGGCGGTGGCCCATGCAGGCTAATTTCACCCCGCCCTACATGCTGCGCCTCTTCACCGAGGCGCGGCGGCAGCACCTGAAGATGACGCCCGGCGAGGTCAGCCGCGCTGCGGGGTGCCCGCTGGCCGATGTGCGCGCCGTGCTGCGCGGTGGCCCGGCCGCCGTCCCTCTCGCCTCCCTCGAGGCGCTGGCGGCTTTCAACGAGGTGCCGCTGGCGCGGCTGTGTTCGGCCATCCCAATCCCGTCCACCCCGGCACAGGAGGGAGATTGCCATGAAACGGCTTGACCGTATCGCCCTGGGGCGCGAGCTGCACCTTGCCCGCACCATCAAGGGCTACACCACCCGGCAGATGCAGGACCTGACCGGCATTTCCGCCGCAACGGTAAGCCGGGTGGAGCGCGCCCATCCGGACACGCTGGCCAGCGCGGAAACAACGCTGGTGCTGTGCGATTTTTTCGGCCTTGACCCGCTGTCCTTCCTCGTCCGCACGGATGGGGCGGACCTGTTCCACGGGAAAACACCCGTGAAACAAGCGGGCGTGCAGCAGGCGGGGAGCTGGTGATGACGGCCGGTCAGCCCGCCCGACCCCTTTCGGCCTCCTCGCGGGCCGTCATGGCGACCCGCATCGAGAAGAAGGGGCAGGGTGACTTTTACCCCACCCCGCCATGGGCCACGCGCGCGCTCTGCGCCGAGGTTCTGGGCCTTTCCGAAGGCGGTGGGCTGACCTGCTGGGAGCCCGCCTGCGGCGAAGGGCACATGTCCGAGCCGCTGAAGGACTATTTCGCGCTTGTGCAATCCTCTGACCTGTTCGACCGGGGCTATTCGCCTCTGCATGGGCCGGAGTGGGATTTCCTGACCCTGCTGCCGGGCGACCAGTGCGCCCCCGGCGCATTTGACTGGATCATCACCAACCCGCCGTTTGACGGTCTCGCGCAGCGCTTCGTGGAGCGGGCGCTGCAGCACCAGCCGCGTTGCGGCGTGGCTGTGTTTGTGCAGCTGCGCTGGCTGGAAACCATCGAGCGCGGGGAAACCCTGTTTCTGCCCAACCCTCCGGCGCAGCTGGCAATCTTCTGCGAGCGGGTGCCGCTGGTGCGCGGCGTCTGGGACCCGGAGGCGACAACCGCCACCGCCTATTGCTGGCTTGTCTGGCGCACGGACGGGACGGCGCCGCAGCCGCCCATGTGGATCGCGCCGGGCGCCTGCCAGCGCCACTCCCGCCTGAAAGACCTGCGCCTCGCCCGCCCGCGCAATGCAGGCTCGGGCGAGGCCGGACCGCTGTTTGATGAGGTGAAATGATGCGGGACTTTGCTGATCTTCGCGTGCTGGTGGCCTGCGAGTGTTCCGGCACGGTGCGGGACGCGTTTCTTGCCGAAGGGGCTGACGCGTGGTCGGTTGACCTGAAGCCCTGCGAGCGGCGCTCCAACCGGCACATTCAGGGCGATGCCCGCGACTATCTGGGCGAGGGCTGGCACATGCTCATCGTTGCGCATCCGCCCTGCACGCGGCTTTGCAATTCCGGTGTGCGCTGGCTGTCTGTGCCGCCGCCGGGGCGCAGTCTGGACGCAATGTGGCAGGAGCTGCGCGAGGGCGCAGAACTGTTCTCCGCGTTCTGGAATGCGCCGATCCTGCACAAGGCCGTGGAAAATCCGGTGATGCACCGGCACGCAAAAGAGCTGATCAGGAATTTCCGGCCGCACACGCAGAGCGTCCAGCCCTGGCAGTTCGGCACGGACCCGGATGGGCCTGACAATGAGAGCAAGCGCACCTGCCTGTGGCTGGACAACCTGCCGCCGCTGGCGCACACGGGCACGCTGGATGGCTCCACGGCCCGGCAGTCAGTTTTCCGGGCGCCGCCCTCCGCAACGCGTGCGGCAGACCGGTCCCGGTTTTTTCCCGGCATTGCAAAGGCGATGGCGACCCAATGGCTGCCGCATGCGTTGCGCGGGCTGGAGGCCGTGGCATGAAGGGCTGGCGTCCGACAGCGGCGGAGTCGCGCACGCGGCTGGGGTGGCTGGCGCGGCAGACCTGCAAGCGCCTGGGCTACCGGCTGGCGGTGGATGTGCCGTCGCTGCGCGTGCACGGGGATCTCGGCGCGCTGCTGCGCGAGGTCGGCGCCCGTCACGGCGTTTCGCCGGAGCTGATCCTTGGCAAGAGCCAGTCGCTCTGGATTGCCGCCGCGCGGCACGAAGTGATGTGGCGGCTGTTTGCCGATGGGTTTGGGTATGCGGCCATTGCGCGGCTGCTTCGCCGCGATCCGACAACTGTGCTTGCAGGGGTGGCCCGCCACTGTGAACGGGCGGGCCTGCCCCTGCCGGGTGGTGTGGATAGGCGGGGAGGCAGCTATGCTTGACCTCCCGTCACACGCCCGCTCTTGCGCCCAGAATTTCATTCCAGGCGGCAGACGCGATGAACGCGCTGCGGGTCATGCCGCGTGCCTTGGCGGCTTCGTCAAGAGCGCTCAGAAGTCCGGGGTCAAGAGAGATATTGACCCGGCGCGGAGAGCCCCGGTCCATCACCAGGGGCACATAGGCGAAGGCCGCGCCTGCGCGCCATTCGGCAAGGCTGTCATCGGCCTGAATGGTGGCCAGATCACGCGGGGCAGGGATCGCCTCGCCATCGGCCAGCATGCCTTCAACGTGGAAGGCGAGGGCTTCCGCGCCCTTCAGGATAGCTTCGTCCACTGTGTCTCCGGCGCTGACGCATCCGGGAAAATCAGGGAAGGAGATCCCGAAACCGGGCTCTTCGTCCTGATGCAGAAAAGCAACATATCGCATGGTGTGTCTTCCTTTTGGGTTGTGGTGCCCTGTTGCGGTTTTGACTGGCGCGGTGTGGGGGCTGGCTTAACGCCAGCCCGCCTGTTTGTAGATCGAGAAAACTGTTCCGGTTTTCAGGTTCTTGTTTGGGTGGGGGACCGTTACCCTCCCCGGCCTGTCCGGGTGATGGAACTGGTGATGATCACCCTTCACCCTGTCAAGAACCCATCCTTCCGCTTCCAGTCTCCGGATCAGCTTCCTGCTGTCCCGCTCCATGTGCACCTCCTTTCTATGTGTACATATATACACACGAAAGCCCGGCCCGTCAATAAGAAATGTGTATCATGTTGCGCATTTTTTGAAATGGAGTGCGGTGCATGACCCGGCGGATTTCCGATCTTGAGCTTGACCGGGTGCGGGCTTCGCGGCGCTTGTCCGATGTGGTGGGTGCGCATGTGACCTGGGACCGGCGCAGGAGCAACCCCTCGCGGCAGGACTTCTGGGCCTGCTGCCCGTTCCACAGCGAGTCCAGCCCCAGCTTCCACGTTGATGACGGCAAGGGCCGCTACAAGTGCTTTGGCTGCGGTGCGGCGGGCGATCATTTTCGCTTCCTGCAGGACTTCTCGGGGCTGAGCTTCATTGACGCCTACAAGGCGCTTGGCGGGCAGCTGGACCTGCCGGAGCCCAGCCCGGAAGAGCGGGCGGAAGCCGAGCGGCAGCGGGCGAAGCGGCAGGCGGAGGCCGATGCACAGGCCGAAAGCTTCCGCCGGAAGGAACTGGCGGCGGCGCGGCGCATCCTCGATATGGGCGGGCGTGTGGCGGGCACGGCGGGCGCGGACTATCTGCGCGGGCGGGGCCTGCTGCCGTGCCCCATCCGCCTGCCGCTGCGCTTTGTGCAGCACCTGCAATATTGGCACGCGGAAAAGCTGGACGGGCAGGATAAGCCGCGCCGCTTCGTGCTGTTTTCCGGCCCGGCGCTGGTGCTGCCCATCTCCGGGCCTTCGGGCGCCATGCAGGGCGTGCATATGACCTGGCTCGACACCCTGCGCCACGGCAAGAAGAAGCCCATCACCTGCCCGCAGACGGGCGAGGCGCTGACGGCCCGCAAGATGCGCGGCAGCAAGCGCGGCGCCTACCTCGATCTGATCACCCCGGCTCAGTTTGACCGGTTGGTGATCGGCGAGGGCTGGGAAACCACGCTGACCGTTGCGCTGGCAGAGCTGCGCCACAAGCCGGAGCTGTTCGCCCGCACGTCCTACCGCGCCGCGATTTCGCTGCAGCATCTTGGCGGCAAAGCGGCGGAAACGGTGGCGCACCCGGAGCTTCTGAACAAGGCCGGGCAGGCGGTGCGTGTGCCCGGCCCGGTGCCGGACATGAGCGACAGCACGGCGCTGGAGCTGCCGGACCATGTGACAGACGTGCTGCTGCTGGGTGACAGCGACAGCGACCGTTTTACCGCCATGCAGGTGCACACCCGCGCCCGTGCCCGCTGGGCGCGGGCGGGGCGGCGCATTGCATCGGCCTGGGCGCCCGAGGGGCAGGATTTCAACGACATGCTGATGATGAGCGAGGAGGCACAATGACCGGCCAGATGCAGACCGGACAGACCGGCGCGGGGCTGGACCCGGCGCTTGCGGTCATCCGCCAGATCGAGGCAACGGCCAGCGGTGAGGATATGCTGCTGGACGATACTTCCGGCGAATATGACGATGGCGGCACGCCCCCGGTCTCCCCCGATGGAGACCCGTTTCTTGAGGCCTGTGCCGGTGAGCCGGAGACGGATATTGGCAACGGCCGGCGCTTCCTCTTGCGCTGGCGCGGGGATGTGCTGCACCTCGCCAACATCGGCTGGCACGTCTATGACGGCACCCGGTGGGCTGAGGATGAGGGCGGGCGGCTGATCCGTCCGCGTGCCCACAAGACGGTGGAGCGCATCGCTGCCGAAAGCTGGGTGATCCGCCCCAGCGCCACGGAAGAGGCGCTGATCGAGCAGGGGCGCGCGGCAGCGGACCAGCTGAAGGGGATGGGGCCGCTCAAGCGCGGGGCTGATGCCTCGGACGTGAGCGTGCGGCGCGAGCTGGAGGAGATTGTGGCGGCCGGTGCCGAGGCGGAAAAGGCGGTCACCGCCCGCCGCGCCTCCCGCCGCCGCTATGGCAAGACCTCCGGTTCCAGCGGCAAGCTGGACAACATGCTGCGCGAGGCCGCGCCCTACGTGACGCGGATGCTCAATGACATGGATCTTGACCCGCTGGCCATCAACCTGGGCAGCGGCACGCTGCGGCTGATCGGCGAGGATGACCCGGACAACCCGGACCCGGACGAGCCGCGCATGGTCTGGCACGCCCGCCATGATGCGCACCAGCGCGAGGACATGATCACCAAGCTGATGCCGGTCGAATATGACCCCAAAGCACGGTGCCCGCAGTTTCTTGCCTTCCTCGAACGGGTGCAGCCGCTGCCGCAGATGCGGGCGTTTCTCAAGCGCTACTTCGGCTATTGCTGCACGGCCCTGACCAGCGAGCAATGTTTCGTGTTCTTCTACGGCGAGGGGCGCAACGGCAAGTCCACGCTGGTGGACCTGATTGCCCGCATCATGGCCGACTATTCGACCACGGTGCCGTTTGAGACGCTGGCCGGTGATGACCGGCGCAAGGGCGGTGAGGCAACGCCGGACCTGGCGCGCCTTCCCGGCGCCCGTATGGTGCGTGCGGCCGAGCCGGAGCAGGGGATGAAGTTCCGCGAATCCATGATCAAGTCGCTCACCTCGGGCGAGCCGATCCTGATCCGCCGCCTCCATGCCGAGTTCAACGAGGTCTACCCAAAGTTCAAGCTGGTGATCTCCGGCAACCACAAGCCGGATGTGCGCGGCGCCGATGATGGCATCTGGCGGCGTGTGCTGCTGGTGCCATGGGAAGTGCAGATCCCCAAGAACGAGGTGGACCGGGCACTGCCAGACAAGCTGTGGGCAGAGCGCAGCGGCATCCTCAACTGGCTGGTGGAAGGCGCCATCGAATATCTGACCTACGGGCTCGATGTGCCGGAGGAAGTACGCTCTGCCACCGACACCTACCGCGAGGAGAGCGACCCAATCGGCGCCTTCATTGAGGCGGAATGTGAGGTGACGGGCGACCCGGACCACACGGCGGACCCTGGCGCGCTTTACACGGCCTACAAGCTGTTCTGCGAGCAGCAGGCCTTCAACGTTTGGACGCCCGCCACCTTCCAGCGGCAGTTGCCCATAAAAGCCAAGAAGCTGGGCTTCCTGAAGGCCAAGACGCAAGGGCGCTCGCTCTATCGCGGCATCCGTCTCAACCCGGCAGCAGCCTCCGCGCAACAGGGCTGGCCGTCATGACGCGCCCGCACGCACGCCCCCTCTTTCACCCCCTGCGGGCTCCGGCCTGTGGCCCATTGCGGCCTGAAAACCGCCAGAAATCAGGGAGGCAAGGGAGGCAACCGCCCGCCCGCCGTCCTTGCCTCCCTGCGGAAGTGCGAAGGAAAACAACAGCTTGCGCGGCAAGGGAGGCAAGGGAGGCATTTCGGGCGGGTGTGCGTGAGCGGGGTTCGGGGTAATGGCCTCGCGGCTCTTTCAATTCACTTGAAATCAATCACACGCGTTTTTCTGAAAACTGCCTCCCTTGCCTCCCTTCATGGGTTTCAGGGGTGAAAAATCAAAACAGGGCAATGGGTTAAGTGAGGGAAGCAAGGAGGGAGGCAAGGCGAATGGCTGATGCCTTGCCTCCCTTGCCTCCCTCGGGCCGGAAAGGGACGAAAACATGGGCATGAGCATGACAATGGATGCGGCGCTGGTGTGGGCTTACCGGGATGAGCTAATGAAGGCGGCGGTTGAGCCGCGCAATCTGGCGGCGGCTTTCGGCGGGCCGGGCCGGATGCGCGGCGGGCATGAGGCGGCGGATGCTGCCGCCAGCCTCTGGGCGCGGCCCGACAATGAATTCGGTGTGGTGCCCGTCGATTGCGGGGATGAGCCGCACCGCGATGCGCTGGCCATTCATGCCGCCGTCCTCGCCCTCGATGCCATTGAGCCGGTGCTGCCGGATGACTGGTGCGGCTGGGGTGACGTGGATCTGGGGCCCTGCGCGGCGGCGGTGGCCCATGATGTGCGGGCGCGGCTGCTGGATGCGGGCGGGCGGCGGCTGCGCAATCCGCTGTCGGTCATCATCCGGCGCGTTGCGCTGCTGGGCCTGCCGGACGCGGGGCTTGATGAGCCGGAACTGCTGGTGGAGTGCGGCGCCAACGGCAAGCCACGCTGGTTCCGCCGCGTGGAAGTGCTGGACGCCTTCGGCAAGCCGCTCGTCGTCGAGGTGGATGGTTATGACCGGGCGAACCGCAGGCCTTTCCCGGACGCCTATGCGCGGCAATACCTGGACCCGTCGCCGGTCGAGGCGCTGGTGGCGCGGCTGGAGCTTGAGGCGTGGCGGGCGGCGCTTGACGTGCTGGTCGAGGATCTGGCGGGCGTGCTGGATGAGGTGGTTCTGCTGCCGTCCACCTTGCCGGAACGGCCCTGGGAAGTGGCGGTTTCCCGCGTGTTGCCGGATCTGACGGCGTGTCCGCGCCCGGTCTTTGCGCTGAGGCCGAAAAAATCGGCTTGACGTGCGCCTGGAATTTGGTGCATTACTGGTCACGCTAAAGAAGATTTTAGAACCCCGGTTGCTCCTAAAGAGTGCCGGGGTTTTTGCGTTGGGGGTCCTCATGCGCCTGTCGGTCGATTGGGACAACATTGAGGATCTGCGCCGGTTTGAGCGGCAGATCCACGAGCTGAACAAGCGGTTCCCTCTTGCCGTTGCCAGAACCATCAATCAGGTTGGGCGCCGGGCAAGAACGCGTGTAGAGCGCGCGCTTGTCAAGCAAACCGGATTGAACAGAGAGGTGATCAAGAGGGCTCTGGTTCAGGCGGAAACTGCGGCGCCCGGCAAGCTCCTTTACAGCCTGAGAGCGCGGGGTGGGTTTGTCAGGCTGAAGTACTTCAGCCCACGAGAAACGAGGGCGGGTGTAGTAGCCAAGCCATTTGGTCAGCGCCGCTTGTATGAGGGGACCTTCATGAAGGGCGGGAAGTTCCCCAACCGCAAAGAGGCAAAGGCGCTGGGTGGGCACGTCTGGGCGCGCGGTAGTGCAAGGCACAAGATCTGGCAGCAGCGCTCCGGCGTTCGAATTCCAGAGCAGATGATAACAGGTGCCTCGGCAGAAGCTTTCCGTATCGAGGCAGAGCGGGTTCTCCCTGAGCGGATCAGAAAGCTGGTGCTGAAGCTTTTGAAGTAAGGCGGCCTCTCCTGATTTTGGCGCGGCAATGGTTGAAAATGGCGGAAACCCGCCGTTTTTGCCCGCCGCTGGCCGACTGTTGCCGCTGCGCAACACACCCCCCCCTCTTAGGGACCGTATCAAGACTGAAGCGCCAGCGGGGCAACATACCTGCCGGATTTCGCCAGTCTGATGTGGATTGAAAAGCCTAAAGAAATCAACGGCTAAAGAACTAAAGAGCTAAAGCGAGCGCCATGCGTGTTGAACAGTCCGGCGAGACGCTCGTCTCGAAGGGCGAGTTTGCGCGCCTCATCAATGTTTCGCCTGGCCGGGTGTCGCAGTACCTCGCCGAGGGCAAGCTCGGGCCGGAGGTGCTGGCCGGCGAAGGGCGGATGGCGAAGATCCGCTATGAGCAGGCGGTGCGCCAGCTGCAGGAGCGGCTCGATATCGGGCAGCGCCTCGGCAACGGGATAGACACCCGTCTGGAGGTTCCGTCCGCGCCCCCGGCGCAGCCCCAGACGCAGATGCAGCTGCAGCAGCCGGTGGCGGCAAGGCCTGTTCCGGCTCGTCCGTCGCCAGAGGCTCCGGCAACTCCGTCCGTGAGCGCGCCGGCCGATGAGGGTGAAAGCCTCGAAACGCAGATCAAGCGGGAGAAACTGCGCGATGTGCAGTACCGCAACCGCAAGGCCGCCGAAGAAGAGGCGGCGCGGGCGGGGCGGTTCATCGAGGCGGATAGCGCAAGGGCACAGATGGCGCTGATCGCGTCTTCAATGCTGCAGACTTTCGAGGGCAGTTTTAACGCTTTCGCCGAGGCCATCTCTGCCAAGTTCCGTGTGCCGCAGCGCGACGTGACTTTCGTGTTGCAGGAAGAGTTCCGGCGTCTGCGTGAGGAGGCGTCGCGGGATGCTGCGGAACAGGCGGCTCAGGTGCCGAAAATGACGGAGAGCGAGATCATCAGCGAGGACTGAGCATGTCACACATGACGGTGCTGACGGCCAATGCCGAGCGTATGCGCTTCGATGTGCTTGCCGAAATCTGGGCGCCGCCGCCCGCCGTGGATTACCTCGCCTGGGCTCATGACAACATCGTCTTTACCGAGCGCGAGAGCCGGTTCAAAGGCCGGTATAACCGTCACCTATTCGCGTATTTTGATGAGATCCTGACAGCGCTTTCCCCGTCCGATCCCTGCCGGATCGTGACGATCATGAAATCCGCGCAGCTCGGCGGAACGGTTCTCGCCAACATTTTCACAGGAGGTTCCATGGATATGGACCCCGGCGATTTTCTATACGTGCATCCGACCGAGAACAACGCGCAGCGCTGGTCGAAGATGAAGCTGGTGCCGATGCTGAAAGGCACCACGGCACTTGCAAAGCTCTTCCCGCAAAAGGCGCGGGATGGGCACGACTCCGTCCTCTACAAGGAGCGGATCGACGGACGCGGTGCCATTCAGATCAGTGGTGCCAACTCTCCGGCGTCCCTGTCGCAGGTGACGATGAAGCGACAGGTTCAGGATGACCTGTCGAAATGGGATAACAACAGCGCAGGCGATCCGGAGGCCCAGGCCGACAGCCGGTCCCGTGCGCATGAGTTCGCCAAGATCCTGAAGATCAGCACCCCGCTGACGATGCCGGGTTGCCGGATCACGCGGAACTTCGAGCAGGGCTCGCAGGAGCACCTCTATCTGCCCTGCCCGCATTGCGGACATATGCAGATTCTCGAATGGGAAAACATGCTGGCGAACCTCGACGAGGAACGCCCCGAGGATGCGCATTTCGTCTGCACCGGGCCGGATTGCGGCGGCGTCATAGAGCAGTATCATCGCACTTCGATGATGAAGGGGCTCGAGTGGCGGGCGCACAACCCTCGCGCCAAACGCTACCACCGCAGCTTCTCGCTATGGTCGGCTGTGTCGGTGCTGCAGAGTTGGGAGAGCATTGCCCGCGACTGGATCAAGGCGAAGGGCGATCCGGCGAGCGAACAAACGTTTCTGAATGACGTGATTGGCCGGGCCTATCAGGCGCTCGGCGAGGCACCGCCGTGGGAGGAGCTGCGCAACCGCGCTGCCGAATCTCCCTATGCGCGGGGAACAATTCCGGCAGGAACGCTGATTGTCACGCTCGGCATCGACTGTCAGGCCGACCGCGTCGAATGGCAGGCGGTCGCCTGGGGCCGTTACCGGAACCGGGCTGTCATCGATTACGGTGTCATTCCTGGCCATATCAGCGACGATACGGCACGGGCGCGGCTCGATGAGCTGATGCGGCAGGACTGGCCGAACAGTGCCGGCCGCCGGATACTGGCAGACATGGCCGGCATCGACGGCAACGCCTGGACAGAAGAAGTCTGGGAGTGGGCGAAGCGTCATCCGGCCAGCCGCGTCATCATGGTGCGCGGCGGCAATCAGGATGCAGCACCGCTCCTGCAGCGGGTGGCAAAAGAGACGCACCGGGTCAGCGGCAAGAAGCTGCGCTACTCGAAGCGGTTTTACACGTTCAACGGCTCCGTCATGAAGATGGCGCTTTACCGGAACGTGCGGAAGCTTGACCCGCTGGAAACCGGCTATGTCGCGTTTCCGCGCGGGCTGGACGATGAGTATTTCAGGCAGCTGACCGCCGAGCGCCGCGTGGGCAAGAAAAACCGCGACGGCTATGAGGTCTTTGCCTGGAAGAAAGACCCGTCGCAGGCGAACGAGGCCCTCGACACGATGAACCAGGCCGAGGCGGCAGCGATCCGTTTCGGCGTGCGCGATATGATCGAGGCGCTTTGGGACAAATATGAAGCGGAGCGTGAAAGCCCGCTAGAGCCCGAGCAGGGCGACCTCGAAGACCTCTTCGCCAAATTGCCTGCCGCACCTGCGCAGCCCGTCCCCGCGCCAGTGGCGCAGGGGGAAAAGTCCGTTGCCAACACTTACAGAGACAGGTTCAGAAACCGATGAAGAACTGGCTGCGTCTGATCACGGGGAAGGCGGGGGCCGCTGCGCCCGCCGCCTCAGGCTCTGCCGCACCACGGATGACCGCGCGGTATCTGCGCGACACGCCATCCGGCGTCATCGCTTCAAGGCGCGCCTATCTCCGCGAAAGCCGGGACGATATCCGTGCCTCCTGGCGGCAGGCTGCGGCTCTGGCGGCTGACCTGCTGCAGAACAGCGGGCGGCTGACAGGTGTCGTCAATCAGGTAATTGCAGATACGGTGGGGGTGGAGCTGCAGCTCAACCCGAAGCCGGATCTTGCAAAACTCGGCTATGACGCCAAGGAGACGGATGACTGGTGCCGCCTCGTCAAGAACGAATGGAAGCGGCACGTCTGGAACCCTCTTGAAGTGGATATTCGAGGCAAATTCACGCTGCCGCAGATGGTTGATATCGGTCTGCGCTGGTACATGGCCTTTGGCGAGGTCACCGGCACCCATGAGTTTCTGAGCGAGCCGGAGCGGGCGCGTTATGGCGTCAGGACCGGCAGCAAGTTGTGCCTGATCCCGCCCTCCCGGCTGGTCCAGGACACCAACGAGTCGGAGAGGCTTTACCAGGGCGTCTATCACGACGAGAATGGCCGGGCGACCGGATACCTCTTCGAGGAGAGAGACCGGGGCATCACCAGCCGCAGGCTTTACCCGGCTTATGATGCCGACCGGCGGCCTGTGGTCATGCACATCTTTGACCCGGTCGATGCGACGGACGTGCGCGGTATCAGCGTTTTTGCTCCGGCCACCCGGAAACATCTCCAGCACGAGCGGCTGGACGATGCAACTCTTCAGACCGCGATCCTGCAGACGATTTTCGCGGCGATCCTGACCAGTGAAAAGCCAAGCCTCGATGCGTTCGAGGCAATCGAGACGCTTCAGTCGAGTGGTGGCGAAGCTGCAAAAGAATTTGCATCGGCCTTCACCGGGTACATGCATGGCAGTCTCGATCGTGCATCAGGAAGCGCGCTCTCCCTATCGGCTGACCCGACTGTCAGCCATCTGGGTCCGGGCGAGGACCTGCAGTTCCGGCAGGCTGTCGCACCTGGCAGTAACTATCTGCCGTTCTCGGGAGCCCTGTCCCGCGAAATGGCCAGAGCCTTGGGTGTCACCTATGGCGGCCTGACGATGGACTACACTGCCGCCACCTATGCCAGCTCGAGGATGGAAACGTCTTCAATCTGGCCGGTGGTGTTGCGCCGGCGTGAGCGGATCGCCGCACCTATGTGCCAGCAGGTTTACGAGCACTGGCTGGACGAGATGATCGGCACGGGCCGCATCCCGCTTAAGGGCGGTTACGCAGCTTTCCTCGCCTATCGGGAAGAGGTCTGCTGGGCACAGTGGCAAGGCCCGGCGAAGCCAACAGCGGATGATCTGAAATCGGCAAAGGCCAGCACCGAGCGGCTGTCAAATGGCACCAGCTCGCTGGGCATTGAATGCGCCGAAATGGGCATCGATGAGGACGAGCTGTTCCAGCAGCGGGAAGCCGAGCACCGGAAGTACCGGGCCGCTGGCATGCGCTCCCCCTATGACCCGCATCCGGGCACTGGCGCAGCCTCTCCCGCAGACAAGGAAGACGACGACGATGAGTGACATGATCAAAGTCGGTAAGGAAACGGTCGATATGGCCGACCCTTGTGCCGTGGCCAAAGCCCTGCGGAAAGTGGAGCTGAGGCTGGTTGCGGGGTCTGTGGCGGAAACGATTGAGATCGACGGGGAGCGGGTGACCTACACCCGGGCCAGCTCGACCGGCTTGACCCGCCTGATCGGAGAATACGAAGGCAAATGTGCCGCGCTCTCCGGCAAACGCCGCCGCTTCGCCAAGACCATCCGCTACACCTGAAGGAGGGTTCGCCCATGCCTGTTTATGTGAATGGCGAACTCGTACTTTACGGGTTCTGCGGCTATGACGACGGCGAGGACGGCTTCACCGCTTTCGGCGTTCTTTCTGCTCTGGCCCAGCATGGCTGGAGCAAGGACATTACTGTCCGGATCAACTCACCCGGTGGTTATGTCGACGATGGCATTGCCATCTACAACTCCCTCAAGGCCCATAAGGGCAAGGTGACGGTCATCGTGGATGCAACGGCTTCATCCGCTGCGTCGGTGATCGCCATGGCAGGTGATGAAATCATCATGCGCCGGGGTGCATTGATGATGATCCATGAGCCCGCCACCCGGACGTCTGGCACGTTGGCAGACCATGAAGCCAGCGCAGAGGCCTTGCGGCTGCAGCTGCAAATGGTCGCCGAGATCTATGCAGACCGGACAGGGCAGAGCGTCGATGCCGTTAAGGCGGCAATGGCGAAAACCTCGTGGATGGACGGAGCCAAAGCCGTACAGGACGGCTACGCGACACGCACGATTGACCAGCCCGCAGCTGAGATCATCGCCTTCGACTACCGTGTCTATGCCAACGCACCAGCCCGCCTTGTGGCGCTGGCAGAGGAGCATGGGTGGACCAACGAGAAAATCAGAGCGTCAAGGAGCCAGGCTTCGGCGCCGCAGAAACCCGCAACACAGGAGACAAAGACAATGCCGAATGAACAGACGGCGGCTGGTGCAGGTGACGCGCCTGCCGTGCCGGATGCCGCCGCAATTGCAGCTGAAGCCACCGCCCGCATCCAGGCCATTCTGACCTGCGATGAGGCCAAGGGCCGGAGCCAGATGGCCCAGCATCTGGCCTTCCAGACCAAAATGAGTGCCGATGAAGCCAAGGCGCTTCTCGCCGTGGCTTCGGATGCCAGCCAGGAAGCGCCCAGGCAGCCCGGCAATTACGACGATCGCCGGGCAACGGCCCGTGCCCAGGCACAGCCAGGCGGCGGCGGCAGCAAGCCAGCCGCGACGATCAATGCGGGGGATATCTATGCCCGCCGCGCAACCGCGATGAAGGGGTGAGCCATGCAGACCTTGCACGAAGGACCGCGCAATCTTGCATTCCTGCTGAGTGAAGCGACCGGCAGCCGCTCACGGGAAACTATCATCATCGCCGCCGGGCAGGGTGTCCTGCAGCCGGGCACGCTCCTCGGACAGGTGACGGCCACGAAAAAGTGGGTCGCTTCACCGGACGCCGAAGTCGCCGGGCAGGAAGGCGCAGAGACCGCCCGAGCGGTGCTCGCCTACCGCGTTGATGCAACAGCGGATGCGACGACTGTAGCCATCGACTGTGATGCCGAGATCAAGGCTGATCTCGTGATCTATCACGCCTCCGTCAACTCCGCGCCCAAGCGCGAGGCCAAGTCCGCGCAACTGCGTGCGGCAGGGATCAAGATCCGATAAGGAGACCGGCAATGCTCGGAATGAATGTTTTTGATGAGGATGATGCGTTCTCGCTGCAGACGTTGACGGCGAAAATCAACGATCAGCCCTATGTGCCCGGCCAGATCTCGAAAAGCGGCCTGTTCGAAGAGGATGGGGTTGCAACCACCATGATCTCCATCGAGAAGGACGGGATGACGCTCGGAATTGTCGAGCCATCACCCCGCGGTGGTCCTGGCGAGACATCCGGCGATGACGGCCGGTCCCTGACCCCCTTCCTGATCGATCACTTCCAGCGTGATGAGTCAATCAAGGCTGATGAAGTGCAGAACGTCCGGGCCTTCGGCACGGTCAGTGAAGTCGAGGAGCTTCAGACCCGTGTGGTCCGCAAGATGGACAAACACCTGCTTCATCTTGACATGACGGTGGAGCATCTGCGCGTCGGTGCCCTGAAGGGGATTGTCACATCCGGCAAGGGCCGCGTGCTTCATGACCTCTATTCGAGGTTCGAAATCCCCGTGCCGGCTTCCATCCCTCTTTCGCTGGACCAGAATGAGGCACGCGTTGACGAGATCCTTGAAAAGGATGTCACGTGGTCCATCGAGGATTCGCTTGATTCCTTCTATGATGGCTTCCACGTTTTCTCGGGACGTGAGCTTCACTTGATGCTCTGGAACCATCCACGTCTGCGCGAAACGTTTCTGTCGACGTCTGGCGCTGAGGCGCTGCGTGGCCCGGTTCCGGACGTATTCCAGCTCGGCAAGTTCACCTTCGAGCGGTACCGCACTGGAGCGAAAGCGACACTGGCGGCGGGCGCTGCGTTCATCGCAGACAACGAAGCGCGCGTGGTGCCGAAGGGTGCTCCTGGGCTCTTCATTACGCGGTTCGCTCCGGCCGACTATGAAGAAACCGTCAACACGCCTGGCCTGCCGCGCTACATGAAGCAGTATGCTCTGCCGGGCGGCAAGGCGCGCATGGTCGAGGTGCAGTCCAACCCGATCAATATCTGCACGAAGCCGCAGGCGCTGCGGCGGCTGACGATCAACTGATCGGCTCACGCTGGTCTGGACGATCTGCGAAAGGCCCGGTTTCCGGGCCTTTTCGCTTTCGCGGGCAAGGAGATAGCAATGAGCAACAAATTTGTGACGGTCATGTTTCCGCGCGGCGCGATGCTGCCGAAGGGTGTGACCCGTGATGGAGCAGCGTGCAAGGCTGGGCCGGGGGAGGATATCGAGGTGACCGAGGCCTATGGCCGGCACGTGATATCCGACAGGTTTGCCGAGTCTGTGCAGGTGGAAAAGTCTGCAAAGAAAAAGGGCGGCAAGAGCGCTTCCGAAGGAACCGTCATCAAGGAAGAGGCTGATGACGTGGGAGAAGGCGCTGGTGACGGTTCCGGCGAGGGGTCCGGTGACGGCGAAGGAAAGGACCTGCCGTGATCAACGAGATGCGGGACGAGCTGACAGAGGCCGTTGATGATGTGTTCTCTGACACGTTCCGCTTCGAGCGGCTGGGTCCTGCGAGCCAGTACAAGCGGCAGGGTGATCCGGTGGATATCTTCGAGGCGCAGGGTGTGCTGATTGACGAGCCTGCGCGCAGTCTCGACGCAACCGGTGCGGTGCGCACCGCCGGACAGCGGGCGGCGCGCTTTGCCGTCAATGAGGCGCAGATCCGGGTTGACCCGCGTGCCTATCCGCAGGTGCTGGCTTTGAAGGCCGGGGACGTTGCGGTGCACCTGCCCACCGGACACTCGTATGAGGTGATCATGGGCACGCTGCGGCGGGCGCGGTTTGTCATCGAATGCGGGAGGCGGCCTTGAGCCTGGTACGATTGGCGCACCGTATTGCAACGGTGCAGGCCCTCAAGGGCCGGACCCTGGCGGGGGACAGGATCGGGGACAGCTCCATCCTGCCGCAGGACCGGCGCAATCTGCGGCCTGATGATCCGGCGCATATCATCACCGTTTACACGGATGATGAGGGCAGGGACCTGCGCGACCTGACGCCGGATCAAAAGCGGAACTCGCTCTGGATCGAGCTGGAAGTGGCGGCAACAGTCTGCAACCCTGCTGTGCCGGATGAGTGGGGACTGCCGCACACGGACGCAGGTCTTGAAATCACGCTGGACCTGATCGAGCGGCAGATCCATGCGGCGCTGGCCGATGAGGCATCGCCCTGGGCCAACCTGTGGCGGCGGCTGCACCAAGGCACCGGAGAGCGCAGGTCTGTCCGGGTTGCGATGGATCAGGGACTGCGGCTGGCGTCGCGGCAGATCAGCATCGAGGTCGAGCCTCTTAAAGACCCTCCGTTCGGGGCAGAGCCCACCGGCGTGTGGGTGGATTTCCTGTCGCTGATGGAGGGTGATCCAGATCTGTCGGACCTGGCCACGCTTGTGCGGGCCGAGTTTATCGGCGCCGGTCCGATCACGGATTGGCAGACGGTGATCCGGTCCCGGCTGATGCCACTCGACCAGTCAACAGCCATGCTGCTCGACCCTCTGCCCGAGCCGGAGGGGTAAGGCGCGGAGAGTGCCCGATGAGAATCGAGAAATTTGCCGAGACAGTGCTGCGGCGCATTGCCGAGATCGAGCGGCGGGGCCGCAACCGCCGGCGCACGGGCACCATCGTTGAGATTGACCACGCAACAGGGCAGTACCGGGTGCAACTGTCGGATCAGTCCGGCAAGCCCTTCCTGACGCCTTGGCTCCGGCCCCGGCAACTGGCGGCCGGTAATGTGCAGGTCGATGTGCTGCTGGCCGAGGGCGAGCAGGTTGACGTGGTTTCCGAAACCGGAGACCTGACGGACGGGCGCATCGAGATGAGCGCCTATTCCAACAGCCAGCCGCGCAAGGCCGCTGGTGACTTTCCGGTGCAGATATCGGTGGGGGATGGCACGGTTCTGAAGGTCGGTGACGGCCGGGTGGAGATTGTCTCGGCTTCGATGCTGCTGACCGGTGACGTTGCCATCGAGGGCAACCTCGATGTGTCCGGGCACGTGCGCAATGCTGGCGTTCCCATCGACCGGACGCACCGGCATCCGGGCATTGTGCGCGGTGGCGCGCTGACCGATCCACCGGCAGGAGGGTGATGTGGATTCTGTAGGCATCAGCGCTGACACAGGCCGTATTCTGACGGACTGGGATCATATCCAGCAGTCCATTTCAAAAATCATCCGCACAGCAGTCGGTAGCTGCGTCCTCGCACGTGACTTCGGATCTGGCGTCCCTGACGCGGTCGATGCCCGCATGACGCAGGCCAATATTCTGGCGCTCTACAGGGCTGCGGCAGAGGCAATATATGCCGAAGAACCACGGTTTCTGCCTGTCCAGGCACGCATTGAGAGAGCGGGGCCTGATGGCAGGATTACGCTGTCGATCGGAGGTTACGAAATGCCACGCGGCCACCTCGGCGACCGGACAATACGGCAACCCCGCAGGGTGGCAGTCTATCTGCCATCCGTCCTGATATGACAGATTGAGAGGGCGAGAGAATGTACAGGACGGGGACCATTGATCTTTCCAGACTGCCGCCCCCGACAGCCATCGATCAGAGGGATGAGCAGGCTTTCGGTGATGAGTTTATCGGACGGTTTCTGGCTGTATGGGAGGAGGAGCGTGCAGCGCGGCCTGATCTGCCGCAGTACGATCTCCAGTCTCTGCGCAGCGAGCCAGTTGCATTCATCAAACGGGCTTTTGCCTATTGCCGCCTGCTCGACCGTCAACGTGTCAATGATGCCTATCTTGCACTGCTCGCTGTCCATGCGTCGGGCTCCAATCTCGACTCGATTGCCGCCAGCCGCAACATCGAGCGGCTGACTGTTGCCGCCGCGTCTGGCGCCACGCCCGCTATCATGGAGGGTGATTCCAGCCTCCTGCGCCGCTATCTCCTGTCGTTCGACAGGCCGGCAGCCGGTTCTGCAGGCCGGTATCTTTATGAGGCCTGGCGCGTCTGGCCGCAGTCCGAGGACAAAACGCATGGTATTTGGGATGCCCGCGTCAATGGTTTCGAGGTGCATGGCCGCCGCGGTGACACGGACCTCGTGATCATCGGCCCTTCCGGGCGACTGCCGACCGAGCTGGAGCGCGCAACTGTTCGTGATGCGGTGACCGCGCCGCACATCAAGGTGGAGGCGGTGAGCGTTGCGGTTGTTGCCGCAACCCGTGTCGAGTATTCGGTCTCGCTGGTGATCGAGGTTCCGGGCTCCGGGCCTGCGCCATCTGTGGTCCAAGCTGAAGCCGAGGCGCGAGTGCGCGCGGCGGCAACAGACCGGACCCTGATTGGTGGCGAGATCCCGGCAGGTCTGCTGTCCGGTGCAGCCTATGGCGCGAATGTCACCGCGGTGCGGGATCTGTCGCCCGTCATCATCGCCGCCGATCCCTACAAGGTGCCGGTGATGACCGGGTTGACGATAGCTGTTGAGGTGCGGTCATGAGTGACTTGGCTGTGCTGCTCCCATCGTCGTCAGGGCCATTCGAGCGCGCTGCCGTCGCAGGCATCGCCGACGATCTGCCGGTGCCCTATGCGACCTTGATGGACCCGTATCAGACGCGGGTCGATCTTCTGCCCTGGTTGGCCGCTCACCACTCGGTCGACCTCTGGTTCGATGATTGGCCGGTGTCGCGCAAGCGGGAGATCATCGCTCAATATGCCGGTGTCTCGACGCTCTATCCCGGCGAAAGCCTGGCCGAGCTGAAGGGCACGCATGAGGGCGCGCTGCGCTACCTCGCCTTTGTCGACGCAGAGGTCATTGACCGGATCGAGTATCCGGCGCGGTTCGTGATCGGCAAGTCGGCCTTTGGCGTCACGCCGATCAATCACCCGGCGCTCAAGAAGCGCTGGCTGGTGAAGGTCATCCTGAAGAAGCCCGTCAATGCCTTCGTGCTCGGCCGCTCTGCCCTTGGAGTGGCAGCGCTGCGCACCGTCGATCGCACGCCGATCGAGCGCGCCAAGAAGGCGCTCGACGTCGCCCGCGCTCCTGAGACCGAATACCTGATTTCAACTGCGTGGCGCCGCCCCGCGACGTTCGAAGACGACTTTCCCGAGGGCTCGCTGCCCTTCGGCGCCTATGTCGACCGGACACGACTTTAAGCGAGGAACCCATGGACGTTGTAAACTTCAATGAGGCCGAGATCGCCCGCCCATCCGACATCACAGATATCGGCGAGAATGCTCGAGACGCCTTCGACGCCTTTGTCGGCGGTGCGCTCGGCTGGCCTGCCCATTGGGCGCGCCTGACCGTTGCCCAGAAGGCTGGATCGTCCGATATCGTCACGGTTTCGACCGGTGAATACTACGACGACGACAAGGTCTATTCGTCTCGCGATGTGATCGAAGTCAACCTCCAGACCTTCAAGCCGGTACTGAATACCGAAGAGCGCTGGGTGGCGCTCTACCTCGTCGGTACGGAAGAGACGGTCAATGCCAGCCGTCCGGTCGAGACATCCGAAGAGCCCTTGACCGAAAGCATCCCGGTCAATCAGTCGCTGCCGAAGGTGACGCAGCGCCGGTTTTCGGTGTCGGTGCAGGTCGGCGCGTCTGTTGTGCCGCCGGCAGCAAAGCCCGCTGTTCCGGAAGGTGTCTGCGCGATTGCCTTCGTCAAACTGACCACCACCGGCATCCAGGCGATCGAAAGCAACCAGGCCGCCCGCGTCAAGACGGTGGCCGAAATCAACGGCCGGCTGGAGATTGTCGAGACGGCAATCGAGGTGCTGGTCAAGACGACACAGACCATCATCACCGACCTTGCCGCCGTTGCCCAGCTTGCGCGCAATGCGCCCAGCCGTGCGCTGGTGAGCCAGTTGACCAACGACGTGGCCCGGACCCGGCAGCTTCTGCAGTTTCCGGACGCAGCGCGCAACTACTATTTCGACAACGGCTTGCTGCCCGGCTTCTGGGACTTCACCCATGCGGACTCGCTGTTCCGGATCAAGGAAGGCATCAGGTTTCAGTATGCCAATCAGCGCGAGAACCTGATGCGGCTTTTGAACGCAGACGACCCGGCTGTGAGTGTCTATGGCGGAACCTATGTGTTCCCGGCGCATACGGAAGTCACGCGCATCGAAAGCCCTGTCGGCTCGGTGCGGCAGGACATCGCCAACGTCGTGCATACTGTCACGACGGCTGTGCAGCACACCGTTGCTTATGAACGCATTGACTTCGGCCCGACGATCCAGGTCTGTGAGAACATGGCCGGGTGGGAGAACATCGGCTCCGCAGTGCGTGCGCAGCAGACATTCGCCAAGGACGGGCAGGAGTTCACGGCTGTCCTAAACGACAATCCATGGAATGCCGACCCGGCTTCTGCGGGACACCAGAATTTCACGGCAAACCAGATCATCCGCACGTCCTATTCGGAGACTTACACCACCTATAATACCGAGCAATTCGGTCTTTCGGGCGCAACCTATGGGCAAACGTTCTTGAATGCCCAGGCGATGATCCTGACGTCGATCGATCTCAACTTCACACGGATAGGAACGACTGGTGACGTGCTCCTTTGCTTGTGTGAGGTCAACGCCATCGGCTCCCCGAATTTTGAGGCAGTTCTGGCCAAGGTCAACAAGCCTCACGCAGACCTGGCGCTCGGCTGGGTGAATTTCCGGCTGCCGCCTACGGAACTGAAGCCGGGCAGGCGCTATGCCTGGTTCACGGTGACAACGGGCAATCATCAGCTAGCCGGTAACAGCGGCAACGCATTCGCCGGTGGATCGCGGTTCGTTTGCACCGACGGCATCTGGGCTCAGGCATCGACAACCGAAGACTTTGCATTCCGGGTCAACGGGGCGAAGTTCAGCCGGTCGCGCACGGTGGTGCAGTTGCAGAGCGTCACGCTCGATGGCGGCATGACCGAGATGGCGATGATCTACAAGCGTATCGCCCCAGCGGGTACGACTCTGTCGTTTGAAGTTAAAGCCAGCGGCGCTACAGAATGGACCCCGATTGACGGGCGCGATCCAAGCCCCATCGCGAACCTTCCGCCGCTGGTGCAGATCCGCATGGTGATGCAGGGCACAGAAGACATTGCGCCAGGCGTGGTGCTCGATAACGATGCCCGCATCGTGACGGGCCGGATGCAGAACATCCAGCGGGCGGTGAGCAAAAATTTGATCTTCGGTTTCACGACCGAGACCGTCGAGGTCCTGCTCAACATGGACGCCTACGACACAGCGCGTCACAACGCTGTGCCCAAGCTTCTGGTCGGCGCTTCGATTGTCGAGCCCGACACGATCTCTGAGACGGTCGACCCCAGCAAGCCGACCCGCACGCTTGTTCGTGCCGTCTTTGACTTCACGGGTGCGGCGATCGCTTCCTGCCGTCTGCGCATCGACAGTTCAACTGACAGCATCAGCGTCGTGCCGTTCGGGCAGGACGTGCAGCTCAACGCCTATTGAGGGTAGCCATGGCCAAGACGACAGAAACAACGGCGACGGCGCCGACCTATGAAGATGACATCTTCTACAAGATGCGCGTCACACGGCCCGTCGATGTCGGCCCGATCAAATACCTTCCCCGCGATGAAACGCGGGCGAAGGGCAGGACGGTGAAGAAGATTATTCAGCTTCACGGGGAGAGCGCGATTGACTACGCCGATCCCGTCTAACGGCTACCCGATCCCGCCCAACAACCCGACAGGGCAGGCGTTCTGGCAGCAAGCGCTGGATAACCTGCATGGCCGTCTGATCGACATCAAAGCCGAGATCGCAGTGACGATCGAAAGCCTCGGGGACGATGCGGCCGCTCTCGCTCTTGAGCTTGTGGCAAACAGCGTTTCGCCGCAGCTGGCCAGCCTGACCGCAGAGATGACGGCTCTTCAGCAGGCCATCGCACTTGCCGAGGACCAGCTTACCGCGATCGAAAGTGCCGGCGTGCTGGCGCAGAATGTGGCAGTTTCAGCGATCGCCGGTCTTGCTGCGTCAAACGCCCAGGCTGCGATTGCCGAGCTGCTGTCACGCATCGAGGCAGAGGTTGCCGCGCGGACGGCGGCGCTGGCGGCATTGAAGCCGGTCATCTTTACACCCGTTGCCGCGAGCGCTGCACTGGCCGTTGGCGGCGCTTATCGTCTTCGCGCCGCATCGATCACGCTGACCCTGCCGGCAGCCCCGGCAAACGGCGACAGCATCCGCATTGTGGACGGCGAGGTGCTGTCGCGGGACAGCATCGTCACTATCGCCCGCAATGGCCAGAGCATCATGGGAATTGCTGAAAACCTGACCCTTGATGTGGCGGGGATCGACATGACGCTTTGGTACAACGGCACGACTTGGAGGCTCTTCTGATGAGCAATATTTCAGATTTTCTGAAGCCTGCGTCTGGTTCTGGCTATCCATTCATTCGCCGGGCCGTCATGACGTCAGGCAATTTCATCGTGCCGTCTGGCGTTACGCAGATCGAGTTCATGGCCGTTGGCGGCGGCGGCGGCGGCGCTCGGCCGCTGGGTGGGTCTAATTCGTGGGCCAACGGCGGCGGCGGCGGCGGCGGCGCTGGCGGCGTTGTAGCTGTTGCCCCCGGTGATGTCATCGATATCACCTATGGGGCCGCCGGGGCGGGCGCTGAGTCAAACAATACAGCCGGGGGGGCAGGCGGGACAACCGCGGTCAGCCTCAACGGCATCACACTCGCCACATGTACCGGTGGTGCTGGTGGTACTGTTGCGTCGAGCACCCCTGCGGCTGGCGGCACTGCCACCGTGCACGTAGCTGTTTTGGCCGGTTGGACGGCCAGTGGCGGCACCGGCGGTGCCGGTGGGACGGGGGGCGGAAACCGTGGCGGCAACGGGGGCGGCGCGTCAGGATCGATATTCGGCAGCGGCGGCGATGGCGGCTCGCAGATATCCTCTGCTCAGGGCGGCGGCGGCGGCGGCGGCTGGGGTGGCAAGGGCGGGGATGCAAGTTCCGACGGGAGCGGCGGGGGCGGGGGCGTTGGCGGCGGCGGCGGCAACTGCAGCAGCAGCGGCGGCGGTGGAGGCGGTGGCGCATTTGGCGTAGGCGGCTCCACCGCATCGCCGGGCGGCGGCAACGGCGGGGCCGGATCGGGAACGCCGGCCATCCCAGGCACGAGCTCAACATATATTCAGCGGCCGACGGGGGACGGGACCGGGTCACCGTGGATCACCCTGCGTGAGCTGTCCGGTGGTGGTGGCGCTGGAGGTAGTGGCTCGTTTCCCAACGGCGGCAATGGCGCCGCGGGCGGCGGCGGCGGCGGCGGCGGCGGCGGCGGTGGCGGCGATGGCGGTGGCGCTGGTGGATTTGGCGGCGGCGGCGGTGGCGGCGTCCGCGGTGGCGCTGGTGGATTTGGCGGCGGCGGCGGCGGTGGATTTGGCGGCAATGGCGGCGTCCGCGGTGGCGCTGGTGGTTTTGGCGGCGGCGGCGGCGGCGGTGGAGCCAACAGCGGCGGCCAGTCCGGCAACGGCGGCAACGGTGGTGCTGGTGCTGTCATCATCTGGTATACACTGTGAGGTGATGGCACATGTGGGCACGTATCATTGAGCAGGACGGGGTGCAGGTGATTGCTGAGGTCGTTGATTTCGACCCTGGCACGCGCTTCGACCTGGCCATTGCAGCGCTGTTCGTCCCGGCCTCGGCTGCCATGGTCTATATGGCCCGGTTGACCGATGGTGACTGGGTGGCTCCGCCGCCTCCCGATCCTATTCCCGAGCCCGCACCTTACGAGCCACCGGCTCCAGTCCTGCCACCGCTCACCCGCCGCCAGCTTCGGCTCGCGCTGCTCTCCATCGGCGTCACGGCCGAGGATGTGGAGGCCCATATCGCGGCGATCACAGACCCGGCCGAGCAGGCCGCCGCACTGATCGAATGGCGGGACAGCAACACATATGACCGTGGCCATCCGCTCGTGGCGGATATTGCTGCGGCTATGGATCTGCCTCCGGAGCAGGTGGATAGTCTCTGGGCGTGGGCCGCGGGGATCTGATACCGGGAAGCGTTGCTCAAGCCTGTGCGGCGCTTGAGCCTTTTCAGGGCGTGATGCGTCAGCATCGAAACCCTTGATATGAGAGGCGTCCGCCCGGTGACCGGCCTGGCGGCCACAAACTATGAAATCCGACTGACCCGCCCTCCGTGGCGGGTTTTTTGTTGCCCGGCTGCGGCCGAAGGAGGTCCCCCCTTGAGCAATCTGTCCTATTTTCACGGGTCCCGCGTGCTGGAAAGCGCCGACAGCCCGAGCATTTTCAAGACCAGCAACCACAACTCGACGCTCTACGTGGGCACCAGCGAGGATGCGGATGCGGCAGTGTATCCGCTGAATGAGCCCACCATCGTCTCCGGCCCGTCGCTGCTGGCGGCGCTTGGCAGCGGCTGGCTGGCGGAGGCGGCGCGGGCGCATCTGGGCGAGGGCGGGGAGGGCGTCATCGTCACCCGCGTTGCCGCTGGCGCCAACGAGGCGGCGACCGAGACCAATGTCATCGGAGATATGGCAGCGCGGACGGGGGTCTACTCCATCCTCGTCTGCAAAGCCCGGCTCGGCATCCGCCCGGCCGTGATCGTGATCGAGGGGAATACAGGCGCCATCATCGAGAATGGCGCTGTGTCGGTTACGCTCTCCGGTGGCGGCAGCAATCTGACCGAGGCACCCACGATCAGTCTGACGGGCGGCGGATCTGCGTCCGGCAAAGTGCTGCCTGTGCTGGAGGTTGTCATGGGCACGGGCGCTGCGGCGGGCACGGTGACTGCGGTCAACATCCTCTCCACCGGCAAGAACATGACCACCGCCCCCACAGTGACATTCTCCGGCGGCGGTGACGATCCGGCGAAGGTTCTGCCGGCCGCTATCCTCAACCTCGGGGATGTGGGCAATGGGCTGATTGCTGCACTGCGCAGCGCTGTGGCGATGGATGGTGTCCGCGCCCGTGCTTATGTGCAGGGGCCGGGGCAGGACAACGCGGCGGCGGTGCGCTGGGAGCGCACGATTGGCGGCGGGCGTGTGCTGCCGATTGATCCGGGCGGCATCAAGCTTGAGGACGGGGCTCCGGTTCCGGTGCCGATTGCTCCGGTGTTCGCAGGCATCCGCAGCCGCGTGGTGGCTGGCGCGGAAGGGGTGTCGGGCTCTGTCTCCAACAAGCCGATCCGGACGCTGACTGGTGTTGCCCGCACCATCGTCTATCCGCAGGACAGCAACTATCTCAACGAGCGCAATGTCGCCACTGTTATCAACGAGGGCGGCGGGCTGCGCACCTGGGGCTCGCGGCTTTCCGGCGACGATCCCATCTGGGCGTTCGACAGCGTGCGTGCCACCGCTGATGTGGTCAACGAGATGCTTGAGGCCGTGTATTTCCGCTGGGTGGACCGGAAGCTCACGGCGGCCAACCTCAAGCAGATGATCGAGGATGGCAACGCCGGACTGCGCGCCATGCGGGACGCTGGACATATTTACGGTGGGCGCGTCTGGCTGTCCGACCTCAATCAGCCTGCCGTCAATGTGCAGGGCAAGGTGTTCCTCAACGTCGAGTTTGAGCCGGTCGGGCTGATGGAACAGATCACCATCACGACCTACCGCAACATCCTCTACTACCAGCTTGAGCTGGACCAGGTGCGCGGCGCCATCGAAAACGGGCCGCTGACCCTGTCCTGATCCACATCCCTTCCCGTTTTCACAGGCCCTGACCGGATGCCCCGGCAGGGCTTTTTTGTTGAAAGGACAAAGACATGGCAACAAGCTTGCCCAGCTGGCTGCTGCGCGACTGCACGGCCTTTGTCGATGGCGTGAACAAGATCGGCCAGATCGGCGATGTCACCATTCCGGTGCCGGCTGTCAAGGTGGAAGAGCTGCGCAACGGCGGCATGGTGCGCCCGCGGGAAATCCACCTCGGCTACGAGAAAATGGATATGTCGCTGAAGCTGCCGGGCATGGACCCGCAGGTGTGGAAACTGTTCGGGCTCAAGCCCGGCACCGAGAAACAGATCCTCGTTACCGGTGCGCTGGTTTCCGAAGACGGCAGCACGGTCAATGCCTCGCTGACGGTGCGCGGCTTCGTCAAGTCGGCCAATGGCGGCAACTGGAAGCCCGGTCAGACCGGCGAGAATGATCATGGCTTTGCCGTGAACTACTACAAGCTGGAAATCGCGGGCGAGGAAATCCTCGCGGTTGACGATTTCGATGTGGTCGTCGGCGGCGAAAGCCAGATGTCCGATATCCGCCAGGCGCTTTTGCTGAACTGATCCGCATTTTCGGCGGGCCGCGCGCCCGCCTGTTTCCTTCCCTTCGGGCACTGCCCACCATCCACACGGAACCACTCTCATGACTGACACTGCTGCAATCGCCGCTCCCGGCGAAACCCTGACCTATGACCTGATCGTCCCCATCATGGTGGACGGCAAGGAAGTGACGCGCCTGACGCTGAAGGAGCCGGACATGGGCGACATGTGCGCCGCAGCCCTAGCCGGTGGCGGTGATCCCGCGCAGGAGATGGCGGCGCAGCTCGCGGCGGCCTGCGGTCTGAGCCTTCCGGATGCCAAGAGGATCAAGGTGCGCGACATGCGCGCCATCATGAGTGCGTGCCGCCCCTGGCTCATCGAGGGAAACGGATCCGGCTCGGACAACTGAGCCGCAACCGCATCAACTGGCGCGATCTGGCTGTCCTGATCGCGCATATCACACACACTCCGAGGCCCTATGTGGACCGCTACCCGGTGTCCTATGCGCTGGCGGAGGTGGAGAGCATCCAGCGCCTGAGGAAAATAGGGGCCATCCAGAATGAGCATCCTTAGCTCCACCCTGCGTATGACACTGTCCGATGGCGTGTCGCGCCGTGCAGGCGTCATGGCCGCGTCCTTCGGTCAGCTGACCCGCTCTGTCAGCACCTTCGGGGCGGCGGCGCGGTCGGCAGAACGGGCAACCCTCATGCCGCTACGCGGCGGCATGCTGGGCGGCATGGTCGGCATGGCGGCGGGTTTCGTCGGGCTGCGCGCCGGGTTTCAGGGGACGGTTGGCGCGGCCATCTCGTTTCAGGATGCCATGGCCGATGTGGCCAAGGTCATCGACGCGACGCCCAACCAGATGGCGAACCTGCGGCGCGAGATCCTGCTGCTGTCCACGGCCATGCCGCTGACGGCGGAGGGCTTTGCCTCGATCTATGCTGCGGCGGGGCAGAGTGGTATTGCCATTCACGAGCTTAAGACCTTTGCCGAAATGACTGCGCAGGTTTCCACGGCCTGGGACACCACGGCAGGGGAAACCGGCCAGGCGCTGGCGGAAATCAAAGCCGCGCTGAGCCGTGATGTCGAAGGCGTGCGGCAGATGGCCGATGCCATCAACCATCTGTCGAACACGTCCGCCGCCTCGGCGCCGCGCCTGCTGGCCTATCAGAAGCGTGTGGCGAGTTTCGCGGAGATCGCCGGATATTCGGCAGAGCAGGCGGCAGCTTTCGGCGCCGCCATGATCGGCGCGGGCAATGAACCGGAAGTGGCGGCAACATCGTTCCGCAACATGACTCGTGCGCTGACGGCTGGCGGGAATGCAACGAAACGCCAGCGCGAAGCGCTGAAGGGACTCGGCCTCGACAGTGTGGCCGTGGCCAAACGGATGCAGAAGGACGCTGTCGGCCAGACGCTCGACGTCATCGACCGCATCGGCAAATTGCCCGAGTGGAAGCGTATTTCCGTGGCCAGCCGGATCTTCGGTGACGAAGCACGCGGGCTGGCGCCGCTCTTCGCCAACACCAAGGAACTGCGCCGACTGCTGGGCGAGGTGGGGGACGCAACGAAATACGCAGGCAGCGCGCTGAAAGAATATGAGCAGCGCGCCAAGACGTTTTCCAACACCTGGCAGCTGACCAAGAACAAGCTGTGGGCGAAGCGCGAGGACTGGGGCGCGGCGATGCTGCCGGGGCTGAATGAGGCCCTGCTCGGGGTCAATGACATCCTCGATACGCTTGGCAGCCGGGTGAGCGTATTCGATCAGATCGGTGTGGGCTTCAAAGGCCTGATGGCTGGCCTCGGCGGCACGGGCTCGATCCGTGACAACGTCAATGCCCTGGGTGACCTGCTGCTGGGTTCGGCCAATGGCGGCGCGTCCGCCGACAGTCTGGGCCGGTTGTTCATGTCAGCCAAGGGGCTCGGCGAGACGCTGCGCAGCTATGGCACGGCCTTTGCCGATTTCACCGGCTCCATGGAAACCCTGCTGGGGCTTGATACGGGCACCATCCTCGGCACGCTCGGCACGCTCGCCGGTTATGGCTTTACATTGGCTGCTGCCAGCGTTGGCTTCGGCCTCATGGCGGCTGCGGTGACCCGGCTGGGATCGGCGCTGCTGTTCCTGACTGGTATTAAGACAGCTTTCAGCATCCTGTCCTCGGTGGCACGGGCAGGGAAGTCCCTGCTCGGTTCCGGTGCCAAAGGAGCCGCGTCCGCCGCGTCTGCGGCAGCAGGAAAACCGGCGGTGCCGGGATTCTCCGTGGCGCAGGGAGCGCAGGGCACGGGCTTCTTCAGCAAGGCTCAGATCGAGCAGATGCAGAAGAGCTTTGCGCAGGCGAACAAAGTGCCCGCGCTGCGCTTTCCGGGCTGGGGCGGACTCGCCAAAGGCCTTGGCAAGGGCGGGGTGCTCGCCGGAGTGAACATGCTCGGCGAGTACGGGATCGAGAAGGGCCTTGACTACATCGACAAGGACCTGGGCCTTGCTCAGGCGCAGGCGGATTGGATGGGGGTGCCGCTCGAAGAACTCGAAAGGCGTCGTGCTCAGGTCGATACATCTATTCCCGGACTTTTGAAAAGCCTTGCCAGCGACCTGTTCGGCCCATCGCAGAAAAGCGGGCCGAGCCTCAGCGAACTGGAAACCGGTGTGGGTGGCGGCCCACGCGACGTGCGCGTGGTCAACCCGGCGCAGCGGCCGAACCTGAGCCTGTCTGTCACGGTCAATCACTCGTCCACGGACAGTCCGGAGGCCATCGGCCGGGCCATCGGACAGAGCGTGCTGGGCGAGCTGGGCGCGGCCTATTCCGACGGATTTGAAGGGGGTATGTGAGATGGCAGGACCGGTGCCGATGCTTCTTGGTCCGTTCGCCTTCGAGGCGCTCGGATTTGGCTATCAGGATGTGACGCGCGAAATCGACACGGCGCACGCGGAAATTCCGCTGGCTGGCGGGCTCAATGCGACTCAATGGACCGGCCCCGGATCCGATGAGGTGACGATCCGGGGTGTCGTTTTTGCGCAGTTCGGCGGGCAAGCAACGCTCGATGCGCTGGCGCAGGAGGCGCTGTCCGGCAGGCCGTTGATGCTGGTCAGCGGCACAGCCGGAGCCGGGCTGATCAGCGGCTATTTTACCGTGCAGTCGGTGCGCGAGGAGCGCAGCCTGCATGACGCGTCCGGGAGCCCGGCGCGCAACGCCTATACGATTAAACTGCGCCGTCTGGCCGCAGGTCCAGGCCAGGTTCCAGGCTCTGACCCGGGCGGATTGCCCTCCCGTTTGCTGGACCTGTTCTGATGCCAAAGATTTACACAACCCGCCAGGGCGAGACCGTCGATCTTGCCTGCTGGCGCCACTATGGCCGTACGGCCACGGTGACAAAACTGGTTCTCGCCGCCAACCCCGGCCTAGCCGCCAAAGGCGCGGAACTGCCGATGGGGACGCAGATCCTCATGCCGGACTGGCAGGAGGCCTCCGCCGCCCGGCCTCTCGTCAGCCTGTGGGATTGAGCCATGACACCGCAAGTGGAAATGACCATCGACGGCGTGCCGGTGGCGAGTGCCTTTTACACCCGGCTGGTCAGTCTGACGGTAACCGACAAGGAAGGCTCGTCCTCGGACACATTTGAGGCCGAACTCAATGACGGCCCGCCGGATTTTCTGGCCCTGCCGCGCAAAGGCGCGGTTGCCGGGATCCGCATGGGCTATGCGCAGACGGGCCTGCGCAACATGGGCCGGTTTACCGTCGATCAGGTCGGCGGCGAATGCCTGCCCTACCGGCTCAAGATCAGCGGCAAGGCGGTTGACATGCGCGCCTCGCCGCTGAAGCAGCGGGCCGAGCGCCATTGGGATGACACGACCCTGGGCGAGGTGGTGAAAGACCTGGCGGAGGAAGCCGGGCTCGAGCCGGTGATCGCTGAAAGGCTGGCTTCCATCCGCCTGCCATGGATCGGCCAGCTGGACGAAAGCCCGCTGCATTTTCTCGAGCGGCTGGCCGGACGCTATAACGGCCTGTTTGCCATCAAGGCTGGCAGACTGCTGTTCGGCGAGCGCGGCACCGGGCTCTCGGCCAGCGGCGCGCCGCTCGGCACCATCGTGCTGCGGCCTGAACTGATCATCCCCAACACGCTGAAATTCAGCCTGCCGGACCGCGCCAAATACGGCAAGGTCGTCGCCTATTACCAGGATGAGGGTGAGGCGAAACGCGTCGAGGTGGAGGCGGAAGGGGATGAGGACAGCGAGGCTGTCTACCGCATCCCGGATGCCTTTGCCGATGCGGGCGAGGCGGGCGAGGCGGCAGAGGCGCAGGCCAAGGCGCTGGCGCGTGGTGAGGGGTCGGTGGAGGTGGTCATTCAGGGGGATACCGCTGTTGGCGCGGGTATGCCGCTCACCTTCGCGGCGGTGCGTCCGGGGCTCGATGGCGTTGCCATGACGGTCGAAACGGCCAAGCACAGCATCAGCAAGACCGAGGGCTTCCGCACGGCGATCAGCGCCAAGCTTTATGACGGCAAGAGCGCGGGCAAGGGCTCCGGATCTGCGGCGGATGATGACGCGAGCGAGCCTGGCGCGGCGCAGAAGCCGGAACCGGCCAAGGGCCTGCCTGGCATCCCGGCGCAATGGACCGGCACGCGGCTGGGCCGCACAGACGACAACTGAGGACATGACATGCCTGCAGAAACAGTCAGCTTTACGCTCGCCAATTCCGCCTGGACGGAGGTGGCGTATAACGCGGAACACGTGACCGTGGCCACGAACACGACACATGCCTGTGCCGTGCATGCGGGGGCGGCCGCTCCGGCGCTGGACACAGCGGCCTATGTGGTGGTGACCGCCGCGCGCCCCTTCGCCCTAGCGGGACTGCCTGCGGGCACCCGCATTTTTGCGCGGGCGCTGGCGGCCGGCATGACGGCGGTGGTGGTGCGCGGATGAGCGGCACCCGTTTTGGCCCTGCGCCGGTGGGCCTTGCCTTCGGCGCGCGCGGCACCGGCTGGATGCGGCGCAGCGTCTGCGCTCTGGATTTTGCCGCTGACCGCTACATCCTGAATGGCGCGCTGGTGGACCCGTCCGTCATTCGCAGCTACCACACCCGCGCGTCTTCCCGCTGGGCCGAAGCGGCGGGCGGGGAGTGGCAACCGTTTGCCACCGGCAGCGCGGCAATTCTGCCGGGGCGAGGCTACGACAGCCGGGAGGGGCATACGAATACCATCCCGAACCCACTCGGGACGGGCGCTGTTGTCGGCGTTGTCGGCTCGGGCGGTGCGTTGCCGACAGGGTGGGCTGCAACATCTGTTGCAGGAGGGGGCGCCCAAGTCGAGGTGATTGGCGCAGTCTCGATTCTTGGCGTGCCGGGAGTTCGGGTGAGACTGACGCGCGTGGGCGGAAATGGCGGAGCTTTTCTGTTCCACCCTGATGGCTCTAGTGCACTGCCGCTTATTTCTTCCGTCGCGTACACGGCTTCTACAAGCGTGCGCCTTGTTTCTGGGACATTGCCGGTCGGGTTTAACCTGGATTTTGTCGAGCGTCAGGCTGGTAATCAGCTGATCAGCCTCCAGACGATCGCGTCGGCGGCCCAGATGAGCGACGGGCCGGAAGTGGGGGCTAGGTACTCTGTTACGCGCGCCGTCGCCTCGAACGCAGCTCTTGGGCATGTTCGCTTCACATATCCGCCGACGGCGGATTTTGATCTTGTCGTGGACGTGGCCGCACCTCAATTAGTTCAGCGCGCCTATCAGGAGCCATTCGGCGTGGGAACTGTCGCAGCCGACACGCTGGTGATCCCGGCAGAAGACGCCGGGATGGCGATCAATCCCGCCGCCTCCGGGCTGACGATGTTCTGGCGGGGCAGGGACTATCCGAGCGCGGTAACGTTTCCAAAGTGGTTCGAACTGCGGGTCGACGGCAACAACAAGCTGTCATTCGAGCGGAGAGCCTCGGATGGTGTGGCGCGGCCCGTGTTCGCAGGACCGGCGGGTGTTTCGACAGCGGTCAATTTCGGGACCCTGGCACAACTGCCTTATGGCACCGAATACACTGCGCTGGCGACGTGGCGTCCTGATGGGTCCGTCTGGCTCAAGGCAGGGGCAATTGCTGCGTCCACAGGTACGGGCCGAACGATCCTTACAGGCACTCCCGCAACGATTGGGATTGGCCACACGGGCGCCGGGTCTGACCGGGTCAACAGCATCACACGCCGCTGCGGGCTCATGCCGCACAGCCTGAGCGACGGCGATGCCTTGGCATTGTTCAACCAGATCAACGAGGGCCTTGCATGATTGATCATCTGATCACGCTGGAGATTACCCCGGGTCTATCGGCGTTCGGCATCGAGGCATGGGACGGACCCAACCCCGTATCTGGCACGTTTGAAGGCTACAGGGTGGACGTGATCCCGGTCACCGTCATCAACGTCGAAGCTGAGCCCGGCACAGACGAAAACGACCCAGGAACGCCCGCCGTGACCGCCCCCGGCTTCTGGTTCTGCGTCCGGTCAGACGCGCGGCTTGACCTGCCGTGGCCGTTTGTGACCATCACAGACAGCGACAGGGCCGCACGCGGTGAGCCGTTTGTCCTCGCCATCGGCGACGGATGGGAGTGGCATCATCTGACCGGACGCGTCTGGCCGGTATGGTCCGGCACCGACTACCCGTTCGGGCCTGACATGGGGCCGGATACACTGGTAGTTGAGTAGGTTTCGCCGGTTGGGGGATCCCGGCCGGTGCATTGGTTAATGGTGGCTGTAAAATCCTCGTGAGAGCCTCGCCCGTCAGGGTCCAAAAAGGGTCAAAAAGCCTCGCCTCGCGGCGGGGCTTTTTGTTTTCAATGAGCGCTGTTGCGGCCATACATGCGGCGGTGCATTTGATCGCTGAACCCTTCCGCCGATGCAAGATATTCTGCGCTGACGGCGTCCTGCCACGCTTTGACGACTGACTTAACTCCAGAGACGGCTTCCGCAGGAACCTCAATTTTGCCATTCAGGCCCCAGGCGTGAATAAAACCACCTTCAAAGCGAGAAAACTTATACTCACCATGGCCCTTGATGGTGACAGTAACCTTCTTGGTGCTTTCGAAAGAAAGGGTGATTTCTGCGCCGCGCGGAGTGGTGAAGGTTGAGGTCTGCATTTCCGTGTCTCCTGTCTGCGAGGCGTTGTCTCAACCTCATGTCTGCAATATACGCAGTCTGCGTATATCAGTCAAGAGAAAATACGCAGACTGCGTATTTTATTTGAAGGCCTGGATGGCAAGGGCCAGCAGCTGCGGGTAGGCAAATGCACGGCCTTGCTCGATTCCCTCATAAGTCCGGCGCGGAATGCCGAGGATTTCAGCTGCCCGTGCGGCTGTCAGATTTGCGGCTGTGCGCCACTCACGGCACATCTGCGCCGTCTGCTCCGCCTGGCTCTCCCGGCATTCCGGCGCCCTTATCGAGGCCTGTATCTCCGCTATCGTCTGCCGCATCTCTGCGTTTACGCCACCACGGCGCGCGTCTCCAGTCATGTCCTGCCTCCTCGTGATGATGCATGTAAGTGAGTGCCGAAGCCGCCTTGCGCTGATCCAGCATCCGGATGCCACCGCCGCTCCACTCGCATAACCGGCCCGTGCTGTTGATCTCCACCAGCACCGCATAGGGCACCATCGGATAAAACTCGTAGAGATAGGCCAGTGCTGTCATGGTTTTCGGCAGGCCGGACAGTTTCCCATGAATACGCGGCGCAGTGAGCGGGGCGCAGTTAATGCGCCCCCGGTTTGAGAGTATCGCCATCAGCATGCTGCCGGAGAAAGGCGGACCTGCTGGTCCGGGCCGATCAGCACAGGCGCCCCATCATCTGCGATGCTCACGTCATAATGATTGTTGGCCTGATCGTAGATTGCCGCAGACCCAACAATATTTTCGCCGACACGCAGCCCTTCAGGCAGGGCAAATTCTGCGCTGTAGTCGCCGTTCTCGGCCACCTGATGATGATGCTGCAGTGTCCAGCAGTCGCTGATGTTTGCAAAGCCGCTGTGGAGTTTGCTGAGCGTGACGGTGGTCATTGTCTTCGTCCTGCCCCTCATTGCCGGGAGGCGCCGGTATCAGCTCGCTGCTGATGTCTCTTTATACGCTGGCAGCGTATTGCGGTCAAGAGAAAATACGCAGACTGCGTATTTTATTTGACGGCCAGGGCTCTCTCCGGTTCCTTTGGCCGGGGATTGTTCCCGTTTTGTGCCCGTCACGCAAGGAGTAAACCATGAACTGGAAGGACATTCAGGAACGGCTGGCAACGCTCGGCTTCGATCCGGGGCCAGCCGATGGCATCCCCGGGCGCCGCACGCTGGCGGCGGTGCGGGCGTTCCAGTCCGCGCGCGGGCTGGTGGCGGACGGCATCGTGGGGCCAAAGACGCTGGCGCAGCTTTTCCCGGCCTCGGCGGCAGCCGTTCCCGACCCTGCCTGGCTGGCGCTGGCGCGGGGCAAAATGGGCCTGCATGAGGTGACGCACAACAAGCAGCTGCTGGCCTGGCTGCGCAGCGACGGGCGCACGCTGGGGGACCCGGCAAAGCTGCCCTGGTGCGGTGATTTTGTCGAGACGGCCATTGCACTGGCGCTGCCCGGCGAGGTTCTGCCGGGCAACCCCTACCTTGCGCGCAACTGGCTGAAATTCGGCAGGGCGCTGGACGTGCCGGCCGCCGGTGCCGTCGCCGTGTTCTGGCGCGGCAGCCGGGCGGGCACCTCCGGCCACGTGGGATTCTACGTGGGCGAGGATGCCACGCACATCCACGTGCTGGGCGGCAACCAGAGCAACCGCGTTTCGATTGCCCGCATCGCCAGGGACCGGCTGCTGGGCTACCGCTGGCCGGCCACCGTTCCGGCACCTGTTACCGGCAGGGTCATCCGGGCCGCAAGCGGCGAAGTGACCCACAACGAGGCTTAAGGCCTATTTCCCATGGAGACTGACACATGATGACGACCTGCCGTAACGCGGCCGGGATGATGGCGCTTGCCTTCGCTCTGGTCTTCCTCACCGCCTTCATCGTTCCGGCATCTGCCGCCAGTGAAACCGTGGTGGATTTCTCGCCGCTGCTGCCGGGCCTGATCGAGGGCGTCCTGCTGGCCCTCGGCGGCGCGCTCGTCTGGCTGGGGCGGCGCGGACTGCAGCTGCTCGAGGACCGCACGAACATCCAGCTCGACGAGCAGATGAAGACGCGTGTCGATGACGCTATCTTCTATGCGGTGGACTTTGCGCGGGCGCGGGTGCCGGAGGCATCGAGCTGGCCGGTGCAGGTGGATGTGCGCAATGCGCTGGTCGCCACCGCCGCGAACTATGCGCTGGCGGCTGTGCCTGCGGCCCTCGACTATTTCGGCGTCACGCGGGAGCGGCTCGAGGACATGATAGAGGCGCGGCTCGCCATCGACCTCAACGGCGATGGCCTGATCGGCGTGCGGCGCGTCTCCTGATGGGCGGCATCTTGGCACGGGCGCTGGCGCTGTTTCTGCGCTGGCTGGTGGTGCAGTGGCAGCGCGATCTGCTGCTGCGCCGGGACGAGCGGGCCGAAAGCGCCCGCCGGATTTCGGGGGTGGTGCAGGATGCAAGCCAGACGGTGGATCGCCGGGCTCTTGATGATGTGCGCCGGAGGCTGCGCGAGCGGGCCGGGCGCTGAGCGGATGATGGCTGGCGAGGTTGTCTCTGACCTTGCCCGCTCTGACAGGTCGCTGGCCTGTGACCAGCTGCGCCCGCTGCTGGTTCAGATCACCTGGACAGAGGCGGACGCGGATGTGGTGAGCGAGCCTCTGGCCCGCTCGCTCGGGGTGATCGATGAGCTGAAGGGATCGTGCGAATGATGGACAGACTGCTCGGGCTGCTGGATGAGGCCAGCCCGGCCAAGTGGGGGTTGATCCTGGCCTTCGCCATCCTTGGCGCCATGATGCAGCGGGACCTCAGCATCTGGGCAAGACTGCTGGCGATTGCGGCCGGCATCGGCGCTGCGGTCACATTCACCGAGCCGGTGCGGGACCTGTTCCATCTCGGCCCGGTCTGGGGTGACGCGGTGGCCGCCGCCCTTGCCTTGACGGGCCGCAACTGGGCTGCTTTCGCGCTCAGGGCCTCAAAGGACCCGTTGAGCACGGTCAGTGCGATCCTGGGCATCTGGCGCGGCCCGAAGTCCTGAATGCCTCGAAAACTTTACCCCCGCCGCCTGGCTGCTGTGCCGGGCGGCGGGGGAGGGATTTTACTCGCACCAGCCAAGCGCAACCAACTCTTCCTTGAGCCCGGCTGGTATAGGCCTGTCCTCATTCATCCAGCGGCGCAACGTTCTGTCCGTGGTGTTGAGCATGCCCGCTTTATAAACAAGTGTCCCGTCCACGCGAGCGAGGATTTCCCGGAGTTCATGAGCGGCCAGTGTTTCCGGCTTTGCTTCAATCATCTCCGCAACGTCATGGGCTGGCCACTGCAAAGCCTCGGATATGGCAAAGAGCGTCGTCATATGGATGGCCGCGCCTTCACAAGCGTCGTTGACTGCCTTTTTCGATATCCCGGCGCGGTCTGCCAGTTCCTCCTGTGTCATTCGTATTTTACGAAGCACGAACCGGAGAGGCCGCTTTCGCAGATGAGGTGGTGCGTCAGGGCGGACGGGGAGCCCTCTCAAGTCATCAATGGTCCTGTCTGAGCCTCTTGCAGCTGTCAGAGCTGTGAAGACCGTGCCGCGTCCGGCACGCGTTTTGCCTCTCGCTGCATATATCAGCTGCTTTGTTGTCTGCTCCTCAATCATGCTGCCGCCTTGTTTTCGTTTTGGAGGATGAACTTCGCACGAAATTCGTGTTTTTCAACTTCCCAAGCTTTTTTAATCTGCGTCTGAGTGGCGCCATTAAAGCGTGCCTGCGACCAGTATGCACTGCGGATTTGCTGATGCAGAAGGTCACGCATTTGAATTTCCCTTTTGCGCGCTGTTTCCTTAAGTTCTGCGGCCTTACGGGCCGCAGCTTTGGCTTTGGCTCTGGCTTCGCGCAGAGGGGCCGCAGCCTGCCAGGCAGCGTGCCGTTCGCAGAGTGACTGGACTATATCAGCAACGCTCCTGCACACGTGGTTTTCTGTCAGATCTGGTCTTGCCCAGAAATTGCAGTCGTGGTCTGAGATGCGAATTTCCAGTGGCCAAGTGTTGGCCATTACGAAGTATGCGCTTCTTCCGCCGTGACGGTTCGTTGAATAGTTGACTTTCGAGTGCGGAATCATCAGCTCCTCGAGCTTCTCAACAACTTCATCGGCGATTTTGTGGGCGTCGTATACATGACACATTGGATTTTGTCTCCTGAGGAGCGGGCCTAAGCGCCCTTCCATGTGTGCAGATTGGAATATTTTGTCCGTATTGTAAAGTGAAAAAGTGAAAAAAATCACTTTCGTAATGAGGTGCTGCTGCAGGGCTTTTCTGAAAGCGAAACCCTCCCGCCGTTGCCGGGCGGGAGGGCTCATGTCATGCTGGGCAGAGGCCCTCGCAGAATTCGTCACCGTTGTATTCGGGCGGATCGTCCTCTTCAAAGTCTTCCGCCTCCGCACCTGCTGCGCACAGGTCGTCCAGTTTGTCGGGGGAGATTTCCGCGACCAGAAAGACACGATCCCCTTTCTGGAGCACTTCAATCAGACTGGAAAGAGCGTTTGCAATCTCCCGTTTCTTCAC